GCGGCGTCGTGCAGATGCTTTCGCCTCAGCCTAAAGGACTAGGGGCAAAGGATGATCCTGGCAATCTGCCTAGCTACTCGATGGATGGCGCTGTGAATACTCAGGCCCAAGGAAACCCCGTGCCTCTATGTTATGGCGGGCCTTTGATTATTGGCGGTGCTATCATTAGTGGCGGCATTTATGCCGAGGACATTGCCTCTAACGCTTAACTATAAATCGGCGGAACCCTTGGAAAACAGAAACCTATCTATCGTTGGCGCTGGCGGCAAGGGTTCGACTGCTGGCCGTACCCCCGTAGAGTCTCCCGATAGCCTGCGGTCTATTTCCTATGCTAAGACGATTCTCCTTCTCGGCGAGGGGGAGATGCGTGGGCTTGTCAACGGTTATCGGTCTGTATACCTGCAAGGGACTCCTCTACAGAATTCAGATGGCACATTCAACTTCCAGAATGTTGCTGTTGAGACGCGCTCAGGTACTCAGGATCAGTCTTATATCCCTGGCTTCCCCAGCGTTGAAAATGAGGTGATTGTCGGGGTAGAACTCCGCGCTGATACCCCTATTGTCAGAACTGTATCTGGATCGGACCTTTCTGCTGTTCGTGTCCGCGTGGCGGTTGATTCTTTGCAGAAAGTCGATACCAGCAACGGCGATACAGTTGGCTATAGTGTCTCCTACGCTATCGACGTTGCTACAGACGGTGGCGCATACACTACCGTATTGAATAGCGCCTACACTGGCAAAACGACGACTCAGTATGAGCGCAGCCATCGTATTGACCTGCCGCCTGGTAGTCAGTGGCAAATTCGCATCCGTCGCCTAACGCCTAATGCTAACTCTTCTACGGTTGCTGACACTACTCGCGTACAGTCGATCACTGAGATTATCGATGCCAAGCTACGGTATCCGAATAGCGCTCTATTGGCTGTTTCTGTTGATGCCCAGCAGTTCCAAAGCCTTCCTACCATTTCCTGCAATGTCTATGGTCGAATCATCAAGGTTCCGGCCAACTACGATCCCGAGCTAAGGACATATGCCACGACTGGACCCGGCACTACTAACGGCGTTTGGAATGGCACATTCAAATCGGCCTGGACTAACAACCCGGCATGGGTTTTCTATGACATTGTTACCAATGACAGGTTTGGCCTAGGCAATAACATCCCTGCCGCATGGGTGGATGCGTGGAACCTGTATCAGATCGCACAGTATTGCGATGAGATGGTCTCAGATGGATTTGGCGGGCAGGAGCCGCGCTTTACCTGCAATGTCTACATGCAGACCCGAGCTGATGCCTACAAGGTGCTTCAGGACTTGGCTGCTGTGTTCCGTGGAGTCAGCTATTACGCCGTAGGGCAGATGATTGCCTCTGCCGATATGCCTAAGCAGGTATCGGTTGGCTATACGAATGCTGATGTTGTTGATGGCCGTTTTGAATACGAAAGCTCGGCCCGAAAGGTCCGCCATACCGTTGCGCTTGTTTCGTGGTCAGATCAGACAGATATGGGGCGCCAGAAGGTTGAGCGAGTTGAATTCCGCCCCGGCCTGATCCGCTATGGTATCCAAGAGACTGAAGTGACCGCCATCGGCTGTACGTCTCGGGGGCAGGCTCAGCGCATCGGCAATCACATTTTAGTTTCCGAGAATCTTGAGCGAGAAACGATTGCGTTTAAGGTTGGCCTAGAGGGCGTTCTTGTATCGCCTGGCGACGTATTCAACGTCTCCAATCGTAACCGTGCTGGTCGCCGCATGGGTGGGCGTATCGGCGCATTCACTGCGGATAGCGTTACTGTCGATCAAATCCCTGATGACATTGTTGCAGGCGATACTATTAAGGTCATGCTTTCGACTGGGAAGATCGAAGCTAGGACTATTCAGTCTGTATCAGGCCGTGTTGTTACTGTTACGGTGGATTGGTCAGCAAATCCTGCTAAGCAAGGTGTTTTCATCTTTGAAAAGACTGAGCTTGTGGCGGAAACATTCCGCTGCATGGGTGTTGCTGACAATGAGGACGGAACCTATACGATTTCCGGCCTGTCCTACCGCGCAGACAAGTTCGCCTACATCGATGATGGCACGCGCCTAGAGCAGCCACCGATTAGTGTTATCCCGCCTAGTGTTCAGGCCCCGCCAGCGAACGTTACGCTTACTTCATTCTCTGTTATCGATCAGGCAATTGCTCGTACTGATGTTACGATTCAGTGGGATGCTGCGCCTAACGCCATCGAGTATGAAGTTGAGTGGCGTCGAGATGATATGGATTGGGTCCGCATGGTCAGGGTTAGCTCGACCAGCGTAGATATTCGGGGAGCTTACTCAGGCCAATACCTTGCGCGTGTGCGTGCAGTCAATGCGCTTGGGGCCAGGTCGATCCCAGCGACTAGTATGTTGACTCAGATCGATGGCAAGACTACCCCGCCACCGTCCCTTACCTCGTTGACGACAACTAGCATTGTGTTTGCCATTGGCCTGCGCTGGGGCTTCCCGCAAGGTGCAACGGACACAGAGCGCACTGAGATTTGGTATTCGCAGGGTCCAGATAGGGCTAGCGCGATCAAGCTTGGTGACTTTGCCTATCCGCAGGATCGTCATCAGATCAACGGGCTTGCTGCTGGCGCTAAGTTCTATTTTTGGGGGCGCTTGGTTGACCGCAGCGGCAATATTGGTCCGTGGTATCCGGAAGGGACTGGCGTTGTCGGTGAGTCCAGCATAGATCAAACTGAATATGACGCCTACTTCTCTGGCCGAATTACTGAGAGTGCGCTAGGCCAAGATTTGCTGTCTAAGATCGACAGTATCGACAATATCGTGCCTTTGATTTGGGATGCTAATGCAACCTACGAGGAAGGTCAGACAGTAATCTACGATGGCCGCATCTACAGTTGGACTAATGCAACGCCTGGTAACAATCAGCCCCCTAGTTCCGACTGGCAGGACGTTGGTGAGGCCATCGCACAGGCTGGCGCTATCGTTGGCCGAGTCGATCAACTTGAGCTAGATGTTAGCCAGATTGACGGGGAATTGACTGCGCAAGGCCAGAAGGTCGATGGGTTGTTCGCAGCTATCGATACGCAGTTTACTGGCGATACTGACGATTACACCGCTGACAATGATGTATTCGCTGGAACGACTACTGTTCAGACCGTAGTGGCAACTCAGGATTACGCGCTAAGCAGGCGAGTTGAAACAGTTCAAGCAGAAGTTGGAGAGGTGACGGCTACGGTTCAAGAGACTTCTCAAGCTCTTGTTGACCTTGATGGACAGATAAGTGCATCGTGGACGCTGAAGCTTCAGATTGCCGCTAATGGGCAGTATTACGCTGCTGGCATGGGCGTCGGAATTGAGAACCAGCCAGACGGCAGCTTCCAGTCTCAGATTCTTATGCAGGCTGACCGATTTGCTGTAATCAACATTGCTAACGGCCAGGTCACTAGCCCATTTGTCATCCAAGGTGGTCAGACCTTCATTAGCCAGGCGCTTATCGGTACTAGCTGGATCACCAACGCTATGATTGCCAATGCGGCAATCACCAACGCCAAGATCAGCGGTACAATCCAATCCGACGATTATGTTTCAGGCCAGACGGGGTGGCGGATCAACAAGGCCGCTGGCGGTGGATTTGAGTTCAATGGTTCTATTGCTGGCGGATACCGTTTGAACATCACCAACCAGGGCGTATATATCTACTATCCTAATGGTAATCCTGCTGTTGAATTGGGAGTGCTGCTGTAATGGCTGACGTTGGACTTAGAATTAGAAGCGAGAGCGGGTATGTAGAAACTACTGTGACCACTCGCCTTACAAAGACGATTGGGTCATATAAGTTTCCCCTATACAACCCTGTTAACGTAAACAATAGATGGCGAGCGCCGCCTGAAGCTAATGGAGGTCTAGTTGTCAATGACTTTTCAGGAGGCCAACCTTTCTATTACTTCACAGCAGATGACCAACGTTCTAATTATGGAATTCTTGTCCCATCTGTGACAATCTCTGGAAACTCAATTAACTGGGTATGGATTGATGACGTTGTTCATTACCATGTTAGGTTTGAGGATTTCCCATCACAGCCAAACACTGGAACTATTGGCGGGATAACATTGCATTATGGAGTTTATAGCTGATGGCAGTAGGATTCCGAGTTCATAATCAGTCTAGTGGTCAGGTACAAATATCGACAGGATACACAAACCTATCTTTGTTTAGGTCTGGGACCCTAGATACTGGGACATTTGGCGGAGGATCAACAGCAGGCAGCCCGCCTTTTGCAGAATGGTCGCCTAGAGGTGCACTTCCTTACCCTCCAAGCCAAACAGATTTGCACGTAATAAGATATATAAATGATGCTGTTGCATACACAACTGGATATGCTGTAACCCAGGAAATATCAAGATTTGGATTTAAGACAACTCAAATATATGCATCAAATAACGCGCCAAATAAAGTTCTTGAGTATTACACATTCAGGAATTTAACAAATAATCCTTCTGGCAATGTTGGCCTAAGACTAAGAGATGAATCAGGAAATTCTTATTATGACTCAAGAAAAAAGGGAATAAGAGTTCTTCAGGCAATTACTTTGCCTGAAACTTATACCGGAGCATATTACGAGCTTGGTCAATTTTTCCCAGGAACAAAGATAGGTATAGCAATTCCTGCGCCAAGAACATATTACGAGTCTGTTTCGCAAGACAGATGTACAATGCGAGTTGATGCAATTCATATGACTAGCGATAACAGAATTTTTACGTCTCGTCATGAAACTTATAGCCAGATATTGCTTGGCAATACATTCCCAGCAGGAAGCGCAAGCACATCACCACAGGCTGCAACGATTTTCATCGTAGACTTGACTGAGGTTCCCTTGAACTTCACTGCTTAGCAACGGCAGCGGCCAATGGCAGCGGTAGCGCGGAACTCTCGGCTACCGTCTGCGCCGACTTCCGGCTTATTGAACTCGCGCAGGGTGCCGCAAGCGCTGAGCGACAGGGCAATGACGATGGCAGTAATGATCTTCTTCATGGCGTAGTCCTCTTGGTTGGTGATTTCATATTGCCGTAAAGGTAAAAATCTATCAACATCATAGATAGAACACTGTGCGAACAAAAAGGGAGCCAATCGGCTCCCTATTCATTTAAATCCAGCCTTGACGCCTATTCATCGGAGTTTGGTATCCGCCAAATCCACGCTTAGCGCCACCCATAATTTCCTCATGGCTCAGCCGCTCAAACTTATGCTCAGTCGGGCTACGGTCGATTTTTCCGCCAGCCTTTAGCCAATCCTCTACCGTTTGCTTTGGCCGGTCATCAATGAATGCCTCTCGCTTAACCTTGATGGTCATGGCGTCTGGCTTCTTGGCATTGGCAATCTCTTGCTGCTGGATAGCCTTGATCCTTGCGCGCATGGTGCGATTGTTTCGTGCGTTCGCCTCTCGCTTTTCCTCAGCGGTCATAGCCTGCATCTGGATAGCATCACGAACAAAGTGATACTTGCGCTCATCGTCCTGGCTAACACAGCCATAACGCTTCATGTAGCTGAGGATTCTGCTGCATTGCTTTGGAGGAAATCCCGTCCCCTTGCTTACTTCTGCGTTCCTGGCTGGGCCATTGGCCTTCAGCCAATCACGGACCTGCTGCGCTTGCGATACTGCCATAGTCTTTTCTACACCTCTTAGCTTCTGTTTCAACTGCCTAGCCACCTGATAGCTGTATGGCCTGGCTTCTCCAATCCGTTGTAGCAGGCCGACCTTGACCATCGTTTGAATGCAGCCACGGATGAGTGTAAGGTCGCCGCCGATGATTGAGTGAACATCCGCAGCCGTCTTTGGAGATGACAGACAGCTACGGATGCGCTCGCTTAGGTTCATTTGCTCAACAAGATTCGCCCAAGTCGATAGGGTTTATTGCTGCCCCATTCGTTCATCGTGCTGATTGCGTATCTCGCCTCACTACGAGTGTCTGCTGTAGTGGCAATTGATCCGTTTCGGCTAATTACAGCCCAACCCACAACATCGCCAGTCTTAGGCTTCTTCTTAGGCTTGGTCATCACCAATTTCCTCGATTAGTAGCAAAAGGAATGTCCGTGTCCTCGAAATCATCTACAGGGCTACGCGATCCGGTTGCAGGTTCAGGGCGTTGACGCTGCGGAGCGCCACCACGCGAACCGCCAGAGCCGCCGCCTTGGCCTTCGTGCTTTCCGCCAAGCATCTGCATCTCGTTAGCCACAATGTCAGTGCTGTACTTTTCTACTCCGTCCTGCCCGGTGTACTTGTCGTACTTGATGGAGCCTTCCACATAGATCGTGGAGCCTTTACGCAAATACTCGCCAGCGATTTCCCCAAGCTTTCCGAAGAAAACAACACGATGCCATTCGGTGCGCTCCTGCTGATTGCCATCCTTATCCTTACGAACGCTAGTAGTCGCTAGGCTGATTCGGGTGATAGCCATTCCGCCTTGTGTGTACTTAACATCAGGATCGTTGCCTAGATTGCCAACAAGGATAACTTTGTTGATGCCGCGTGCCATCTCACTTCCTTTGGTTGATATAGTCGATGAACTTTTCTTTTGCTGCCTGTAGCTTGATGACAAATGCGTCAATCTCAGCCGCCATCTTGGCTGTGTAATCGTCCGGTGTTACGCGGATTCGGAATGGCTTGTAACCTGGGCAGTGGCTCACGAACTCCCAAAACGGCAACCCGCTGACCGCTAGGGAGAAATGAACCTGCTGCTTATGCTCATCCGGTAGCTTGTTTTCGATCATCCATAGCACATGCTTCTTGCCTTCAGGTGCCTTGTATTCTCCTCCTCCGATTGGCTGTGAGTCCCGACCGAGCATTAGCCCATCCGGCGAGCAAGCCACTAGGCCATCGTCCCGAAAGATCATTCCAACTTCCTTGATTTCACATCCGCTAACTAGGCTGTGCCAAGCTCTCGTTTTAGGCTCTAATTCATTGCCGCGCTCAGTGTGTCGGTTGCCGCCGAATGCCTGCTCATCGCTAGGCCTCTCATCGCGTGGGCGGACAATTTCATCGATCAGTTCGGCCATGTAAGCGGCTTGGCTAGATGATGGCTTGCCCGCTGCTGTCAGGATTCGATCCGCATTGGATGCCGTAGGAACGCCAGCCCGAGCCGCCCACCACTCAGGCGAGTATTGCTCGCAATCTAGAATCCTCACGCCTGCGAAGCCTCTTTGATTGTCTGAACAACCTCAGTGAACCTGCTAGCCGGAATCGCCTCAACCGCTTCAACACCGATGATGCCAAGCAGCTTGGACGCATCAATGCCCGAAGCCTCAATGTGGTCTCGAATGGTTGCAGCTTGATCCTGGCTGACAAGCTTGACGGCCTCGGCCTCAAGGTCATAGCCACCTTCAGACTCGTTAGCCATCTCGATTGCCTGATTCAGCTTCTCGGCTCGCTCGGTGTAGGGCCAGGTTTTGCTAGCGCGCTTGATGACGGCCTTCTTAGCCATCTGTTCAAACCACTCAACCCACGGACCCGACTTCTTCTTGGCGTAGCTCATGGACTTGCCGCGAATCTTTTCTAGCTCATCCGCGCCCATTACCTCGGTGAGAATGTCACCATCGCTAGTCTTGGCGATACAGTAGACGCCGATGATTTGGTCATCATCCTTGCGCTTGAACGGGTTGCACTTGTGGATCGGCTCTCGGGCTGGGCCGTGGTACTCAAACGTATCGCTTTCGTAAACAATCTCAGCACGGCCCCACCTGATAGACCCGGTGTCCGTAGCGATCTTGATAAGGCCCTTATAGCTAATGTCTAGGACAATAGCACCATCACGCGGGATCAGGTACGCGTAGGCATTGGCAGGATTCAACGTAAGGCCAGTGGATGCCACGTTAATCATAGCCAGATGAACCGACTTCGGGTTTTTATTGGCCGTCTGCATGGCGAAGTCAGTCTTCATCAATGCTTGCATAGCAAAGATGCACTCACGGTCATAGTTGACCGTCTTTTCAGCGACCTCGCGGAACTTTTCCTCTGCCTTCTTGATAGCCGCCTGATACGGGGCCATGCGCTGCTCTTTCGGCTGCGCCTCAACTAATTCATTCATTTTTCTCTCCATATCTGCATCGTACAGATATTTTACCGTGCTGCAGTCTCTACACGTGAGACAGCGCTTTCAGATTTTCGATGTTGATTTTAGCATCCTCAACATCGTCAACATAGAACTTCACCTCATCCTCGCTGACAACTTCACCGCAAGACACACCCCAATCTGTGTTCACGGTTGCGAAAATCTTTCCATCTAAGTAGTAGACCTCCCACCAGCTTCCTTTGCTTTCCTTGCAAGGAGTAGTTTCACCAATCTTGACGCCATTATCTGCCGCGTATTGAGCCTCAGACTCTCCGCAATACTTCCCCATCACTTCCTCCACTCAAAGTAAGTCAACACGCCGCACACAGCCGCGCCGAACGTGAAAAGTACAATTCCGCCACTATCGTCATGCCAGCAGTAGTAGATGCCTGCTAGACACACAAGGAAAGTCGCCAGGCTAGTCCATTTGTTGAGCATTAGCACGCCACTCCGATACAAGCGATGATGAGCAAGCCGCCGACGCATACGGTCATGGCGGCTACGGTTGCGATGGTGCGAATGTCGCTGAAAACCAAGCACCAATCAACGCCTTGCATCGGGGTACTCTGCCATCTGTCGTTCAACCTGCTTGCGGTAGTCGGTAGCCATCTTCACAAGGTCACGGAACGCACTCAGATGATTCTGAGGAACCTCGATTGCATGGCACACCCAGGCAAGCGCATCATCAGCAGCGGCGATGGTCTGGATGATTTCAGCCCGCTCAACCGGCCCAATGTCGTCCGCCACTTCCTCTACAGCCTCAGTCCATGCCTCGCTATTGGTGTCCGGCGCTGAGGTCTTCCAGTTGTCGTACTTGGTAGCCATCACTTTTCCTCTCCTTCCTCAAAGAAGGCATCCCAATCAATAGCATCAACGTCGGTGTTGTTGTTCCATGCCCACGCAAGCCCGCGCTTAGCTTTTTCGAGCTTAACGCTAATTTTACGAATCTCTGCATGTGCCTTTGCAAGTGCATTTGCAAGTTCAAGGTTCCTGCTCATGTTCCCTCTCCGTATGGGCGTATGCCCTGTCAGTGAGGCTAGATTACGCCTACCCAGCGTTCCAATAAATATCAAAATCGTACACGCACTGTTCTACAAATGGTGTTGATCCGCCCGCCAATCCTAGGCAAAGTGGAACCATGACGAAGCACCGCAAACCGCCGAGCGCCTGGCTCGGGCTACATGGGGGGGATATGGTGCATACCACTATCCCGAAACACAAGATCGACACATATCTAGAGGTGATGAGCGAGCAAGGTTACACGATAGAGCCAGAGCCGACTGTTAAGGGCTACATGCTGCACTGCAAGGTAAGTCCGCATGATCGAGTAAAACAACCAAAATTGAGGGTAGTCAAATGAAAGTTGTTATTAATCAATGCTACGGCGGATTCAGTCTTAGCAAAGCTGCAATCAAAGAGTACGCGAAGCGTACTAATAAGCTGGAAAGCGAATTCTACGACCGCTACATTGATCGAGATGACAAAGACCTTGTTGCCATTGTTGAAGAAATGGGTGAAGCCGCCAATGGCTCTTGTGCTGATCTGAATGTGGTTGAGATTCCGGATGGAATCTCTTGGCAGATCGAAGAGTATGACGGATATGAACATGTTGCTGAGACGCATAGGACTTGGCAATGAGCCGCCTTTCCGACCGCATGCTGTGGCATAGCATCGATGCCACAACGCAAACCGCACAGTACCGCCGCTATCGCAAGACTCGCCTTCCTACTGTTGCGATCTGGACCGCCGTAGCCCTGCTGATTGTCGGCTGGGTCATTTTTAAGTAAGGAGAGAGATATGAAACCGAGTTGGGATGATGCGCCGGAGTGGGCAAACTACATGGCGATGGATGATAACGAAGAATGGCATTGGTATGAAGAAAGGCCAAATTGGTCGGAGAATGATAAGGAATGGCTGACCTTCGGCAAGTATGAGAAGGCGTTTGTAAAAGATGGTAATGGCACGATGGAGAAGCGCCCGTGACCGATTTCGCAGACGCCGCAAGCGACCTGAGCGACTACCACCTGGCCCTATCGCTCCGCCAGCACGCTAACCGTTGTAACAAGCCCGTCCCGCTGCCTGAGTGTGAATATTGCGAGAGCGCAACCGTACACGTATTCAGTAGCGGCGTTAAATCACGTTTCTGTGCAGATTGCATTGAAGAACTCAGGGAGGAAGGGAAATGAAGATTGACGGCATCGAAGTGATGGACAACGCCGCATGGGCCAGCGTCGCCTATTCAGCAGCACGCAAGATCATTGTGACCAAGTACCGCAAGCGTGCGTTCCTAGCCGAGCATCTGTATCAAGACATTGTGAAGAAAGTCGGAGAACCGTATGACGCACGGACGAATGGTGTTATAATTAAGGCGCTATCTATGGATGGGATTATCTATAGCGATAGCTATGCGCCTGCAAAAACATCGAATGGGAGCGGCAAAAAATTATGGAAAAGATGCAACCGTGGAGCTTTGACAAGCCGGATGTAAGAACAAAGATACATATTAAAGAGGGAGATGTTTTTGGGCATCTCACAGTGCTAAGGCCGGCTGGCCGTAATAAGAAATGCAAATTTGTAGAGTGCAGATGTAGCTGCGGAGTCGAAAAGATATTCCAACTTGCTTCAATTTATTACGGTGGCACTATCTCTTGCGGGCATCACCGGCGCTCTGGACATACTATTAAGCATGGTCATAAAAGAGGAGTGGGGAAAGGTAGTTCAACCTATTCTACGTGGAGGTCGATGAAAGATAGATGCCTAAATCCTAACCACGTAGGTTACAAGCAATATGGAGGCAGAGGGATAAACATTTGTGAAAGATGGATGGATTTTTCATCATTTCTTTCAGATATGGGAGAAAGGCCCGATGGAACAACCATAGACCGAATTGATAACTCGAAAGGGTACTTCAAAGAAAATTGCAGGTGGGCAAGTCCATTTGAACAGCAGTGCAACAGGCCGGATAACCGATTGTTAGTGTTCAAAGGTAAACAGCAGCCTTTAGCTCAACATTGTAGGGATCAAAATATAGGCCAAAATGTAGTAAGGATGCGGCTTAGAATGGGCTGGGATGTAGAAAGGGCACTTACGCAGCCAGTACAAATTAAAAATAGGAGAGGTAAGAAATGAGCACCTACATCTTCTACCGCGATGACATGTTCTACATGATCGAGCTTATGGACGATGCTGACGCCGTAGCCAATGCCGAGTGCAACCCAGGTACACGGCGGGTCGAGGACATGCGAGGCAATCAGGTTTGGCCGGAAGCGCCAAAGGTGGTGCATTGATGACCGGAATTTACAAGGGATGCATTGTTCAGCTTCGCAGCGGATCGCCGGACATGGTAGTTGAGGGTATTGACGGGCATCAACGCATCATGTGCGTCTACTTTGACGGTAAGAATGTTGTACAGATTTCTCTATATCCGTCAGCGCTAGTAGTTATAAAGTAACCCCAAGGCCGCTATTGACGCGGCCTTTTTTTATGCTAGTATCCTCTCAACCGCTCAAGAGGCGGTTTTTTGTACCTACCTATTGACAGCCGGAATGTGCGGTGGCCTAATACGCCTACCGATGTGGCAGTCGGTACGGTAGGTACTCAAGTGCAAGACCATCAGACCCCAGTTTGTTTAGAGGGGCGGTGTAGTCATCTGACGCCATTGAGTACCGTCAACTGACTGCCTCGCCAAGGCCCGCCCCTCTAAGCTCTCTGGGGTTTTTCTATGGCGACGATTCGCACCTGGGACGACTTGGGGTGCGATGGGCAAGCACAAGGGTGATGCAATCGGGGCTGTTAGCGCGATCCATTCCAGCCACAGGGCGTGCGAAACCACGTTAAGGAATGGAACCCTCAGACGGAATAAGCGGACTGAGTGGCTTTGTACCGATGCCTTGGCTCCGTAGAGCAAGACTGGACAAAGAGCAAAGAGAACTCTAGGCGTAGGGTTAGCTTTGCTTTGCCCTCAACCTATCACCATAGAGCAATTAAGGAGCTATAGATGCCTAGAGACTGGTGGAATCCTAAAGAAGTTCAGGGGATGGCTGCTGACCGCCGCGCAGCACAATTCAAGATAGCTGGCGGGAAGCCGGTTAGGAAGAAAAAGAAAGGTCGCAAAAATCGGCAGGCGAAACTGACCACTTCCAAGCAGCCTGCGTTGCCTGCAACTCAATGGGATGGCAAGAAGGACTTCTTCAAGTCTCTCCAATGGCGTCAGCTTCGATACCTGGCCTTGCGTAACAGTGGTGGCTGCAATTGCTGCGGCGCGACCGCTAAGGATGGCGTGTATCTCCACGTTGACCACATCAAGCCTATATCTAAGTTCCCTGAGCTAAGGCTATCGCTGGATAACGTGCAAGTGCTGTGCGAGGACTGCAACGTAGGGAAAGGATCGTGGGATGAAACAGACTGGCGCTGATCGTTCCACATTTGACAACATTCTGTCCCATCTAGAGCCTTGATCGAACGTCCAGACAAGAGGACGATGGGTTAACCAAAAACGGAGAGCGTGATGATATTGCCGGTTCCAATTCCTATGTACATGCCTTCTAGCTCTTATCCGATCTATCATCCGCGTGTTGACACGCATAGGATTGAAAGCGGGCTTGGTGACATTTCTAGTGCTATCAAGGAAATGTCTGCGAAGCTGGATAAGAAGGACATTTGCATCACCACAGATACGGATTCAATCCGTCAGGTGATGGCTTTTGTTGGCCAATATGTGCAGCGTGAGTCTGATGCTTATGAGGAGCGCTACCGGATAGTAGATAATCGAATCCGTAAGATCGACAAGTGGAAGAAAGAGCGAAAGGAAAGAAAAGATAAGTGGCTCAAGGAGGAGGCTGTCCTTTGGAATGAGGCAAAGAGGCAGGATGCTGAGTTCAACTATAGGAATCAGCCTAAGGGTAAGTGGTGGAAGGGCTGGGCTGAAAAATCATATAGTGAATTTCTGTCTGAATCTGGATACGAAGAACCTAAAGAAAGTCGAAAAGGAAAATCAACATTCGGCGAGTATGAAGATTTGTACTCATCATTGTTTGACTTGGAGATGCTTAGGTGTGTAACCAGGCATAGGAGTTATGACGTTGAACGTATCGCTAAAAAACCGTTTTGGATCGACCAAGCTTCGCAAATAACTAAGCTATGGAACATCTGTGAGCAAATTAGGGGTGCTACTTTGCAAGTTCCTTCCGACTTGATGCAGATGGTTGCTCAGATCGTTAAGGAGTCTGGAATTCAAATTGAACAAGGCCACAAGTGTGGTGGATGCGGTTCTAGCAACTACATTGTTGAGCAAGGCCGAAAGGTATGCAGCTATTGCCGAACCCCGAAGGGAGGCTAACTTGAATCTATTCGACGCTAAGCCAACCTACGAGGAACTAGAGGCCCGCGTAGTAGAGTTGGAGCAGGAGGTGGCGGAGCTTCGCAAGGTCAAGCCGAAGGGCAGCACAAGGCGGTTCTCTGAGTTCTGGACCGCCTACCCGAACAAAAAAGGGAAGGCTGAGGCTGAGAAGCGATGGAAGGCTGATAGGCTGGATGAGATGGCCGACACGATCATCCAGCACGTCTACTTGATGATGGCAGAGGATGACGGTTGGCAGAGAGGCTACGCGCCTATGGGATCGACGTATCTCAATCAGAAGCGATGGACGGACGTGCCGCAGGCTGCACCACTGGCCGCACGCGCTCAGCCTAGCAAGCAGATGCAAGCACTAATGCAAATGGGTGGAATGAATGGACTGGATCGAGGAAGAGCTGCGCAAAGGTTTGATGCAGTTGATGTGTCTCGGCCTGCCTTGGGCGCCGCCAGGGGACATGATGCAGGGAACGCTTATGGCTTGGAGCGCGGCGGTACGCCACAATCGCGTATGGGATCAGCAGATGGATGGCCCGCGCTTCCACGCCGCATTCCTAACGCTAATGGCTGAGTGTGAGCAGTGGCCGACGCCTAAGCTGTTTGTGCAGTCGATGCCGCCGCGTCCAGAGTTGAAGGGACTGCCCCCAAAGCCAGTAGATCAGGCAAAGGTGCAGAAGATGATTGATGAATTGGGAGAGGCTTTTAGATGGAAGTGAATGAAAAGTTGGTCCTAGACCCGTGCTGCGGGAGCCGGATGATGTGGTTCAATTCTCACGACCAACGTTGCCTCTTCGGAGACAAGAGGTCTGAGACTATTGTGGTTACAGATAACTCTAAGGGCAACCACTCTGGCAAGCGAGTTCTGTCAATTGCTCCTGACACGCTAATGGACTTCACCAGTATGCCTTTCGATGATGAATCGTTTCCGCTGGTTGTTTTTGATCCGCCACATTTGGTCCACGCTGGCCAAAATAGCTGGCTTGCTGCAAAATACGGGAAGTTGGTTGGAGATTGGCGTGAGGAACTGCGTCAGGGATTTTCAGAATGCTTCCGTGTGCTTAAGCCAAACGGCGTACTAATTTTCAAGTGGTCAGAGGTTCAGATTGCCACCAAGGAGGTTTTGGCTCTAACGCCACATAGCGCACTCTTTGGGCATTCTTCAGGAAAGCGAATGGGCACTCATTGGATTACGTTCATTAAGGAGTCGAGCATTGAGCAAGTCTGAAACGATCCGACTTCTCCACCGAGAGGGATGCAGCGTAAGCGAGATTGCATTGGCAGTCGGCTACAAGGAAAAGGTAATCAAGGTCCGTCTAGCTAGGCCGAGGCCACTGGCAAAGGATCGACTCCCATGGGCATTCAACGGCTGGCGCGGCTGGCCGATCAGCGATAAGGTGGTGTCACTGTGAACGCAGACACGAAAGCAGTAGCACGCGAGCTAGTAGCCTGGTTCACCAGCGGCAATAGCGTGCCGGTGGATGTTCGGCAGACGGCCAAGGTGAACGGGGATCGGATCATGGCGGATGCGGCTAGACTTCATCGTTCCATCCATGAAGACGATCGTTCTATCGGTGATGTTGATCGACAGATAGGATAGTGGCAATCTAGCCACATCGGGCAACGGCCTAACGGAGAGATGAGATGAGTCGTTCTAACCGCCACGTAGACAGGTACACCGACATTCGCCAGCAGACTCAGGCTGACGTTGAGCGGGCTGAGATGTGGCGGCGCGTTCTGGATCGGAAGGCGCGTAGCCAGCGGATCAAAGATCGCATTGTGACCTGGGCTGTGATCGGGTGCCTTGTGGTTGTGGTGGTGCGTCTGTTCTATGTTGGAACGACATGACTTGATGACGCCTATTAATTTCGATATGATCTAATTTCATTGAGCAATTTAGATTATGTCGATATGGCTCCTCCAAGAAAGCAGCTCGGAAGCAAAGTTTGCCTTACGTGTGGGGTTACTTTTTTTCAAAAGCATTACTCAAGAGGCCCTTGTCAAAACTTTGAGAAAAGAAAGTTTTGTAGCAGAAAGTGCTGCGGTGCCTCTATAAGAGTTGAAAAGAACGCAAAACAGAGAAGAAAGGAACAGGTATTAAAGGCTTACGGTGGAGTTTGCTGTTGCTGTGGTGAGCATAGGCCTGAGTTCATGTCATTGGATCATGTTAATAATGATGGCGCAGAGCATAGACGACAAGTTGGGCAATCAAATGTTTATGCATGGGCCGTAAAAAATGGATTCCCAGACTCACTGCGGCTAATGTGTTTTAACTGCAACATGGGCAGGGCATTTTTTGGGGTGTGTCCGCATGAAAAGGAGAGGCATGAGATATCTAAGCCTATTTAGTGGCGCGGGAGGTGGTGAATTAGCGTTTCATCATCTACTAGGGATGGATTGCGTTGGATATGTTGAATGGAATGAATATTGTGCAAGGGTTCTTGAGCAGAGGATTAAAGATGGGCTTCTCTCAGATGCACCAATCTTCCAAGGTGATATTTCAGCTTGGATCGAACAAGGTTACGCCTCAAGCTATCAAGGATTGGTTGATGTTGTCAGTGGCGGATTCCCATGCCAGCCATACAGCTCAGCCGGAAAGCAGCTTGGAGAAAACGATCCAAAGGACCGATGGCCTTCAACAAGAGAAGTCATTCGCCAAGTACGACCAAAGTTCTGCCTCCTGGAGAACGTGCCTCGGCTTATTTCCCTCGGATACCTTGGAAAAGTTCTCGGGGACTTGGCCGAAATGGGGTTCAATGCGGAATGGGGAGTTATTTCAGCAGCCGCAGCCGGCGCAGACCATGTACGAGAGAGGCTCTGGATATTTGCCTACACCGACAGCGCACAACGCGAAGGAAGGAGCATATCCAGCAGAGTACGCAAGGAATACGCCTACGCTTGCCGCAGTTCTTGGTGGAAAGATCAACCCATGCCGGACGGAGTGGATGATGGCGTGGCCTATAGGTTGGAGCGACTTAAAGCCATTGGCAATGGACAATGTTCAATCACTGCTGCGAGCGCATGGGAGATTCTAAGTGAGCGCGCACAACGTAATTACGATCCCGCCTAAGAACCGTGAGCGCGAGATTGAGCGCATCGTGATGCTGTGCAACACGTTTCAGCCAGGAAAGCCGGTCAACGTCAAGTTCACGATTGCTCGACCTGAGCGCAGCATTCCGGAGCTTCGCTATCTGCACGGCGTACCATATAAAATGCTGTCTGAGGCTATGGGTTTTGAGCCTGATGAAATCAGCGAATATCTGTGTGGTTGCTTTTGGGGCTGGAAATCTAAGAAGCTTCCTGGTGGTCGAGTGACTGAGTCTCCCATACGAACCACTACTAAGGATGCAGAGGGTAACCGCGACGTAATCAGTGGTGAGGAATTCTGGAGATACGTAAATTGGATTCAGCGTGTAGGGGCGAGACACGGAATCATAATTCCCGACCCTCAGAAGGAATACGGTGTTGAAAAGTGATTTGACTTTATCCGAAGTAAAGTTTTTGCTTGATTACGATAAACTGTCAGGAAAATTTTACTGGAAAAACTCAAAGAAGGTAAAGACTGGGGCTATAGCTGGGTCTATTAACGCAAAAGGCTATATCGTTGTAAACATAAGAAATAAGCTTTACTTAGCACACAGGCTTGCGTGGTTTTATATTCACTCTGTTTGGCCTAGTGGCTATATAGATCATATTGATAGAGATAAAACTAATAACAAAATAGAAAACTTAAGGGTAGTTACTAAGTCTGAGAACGGGCAGAATTCATCTAAAAAAAGTAAAGCAAAAACTAAGCAATCAAAATACAAAGGAGTTTATTGGGTAAACCTAAGGTCTAGATGGGTTGCAAGCATTTCAAAGGAGGGAAAGAAATATCATCTAGGAACATTTTTGGAAGAGAAAGAAGCAGCGAAATCCTATATTTTGGCGAAAATGGCGCTACATCCATTGATTGAAAAGAAAGAGCTTAAAGAAAAGTATTACTTAGACGAAATTATAGGTGACTTGAATGAATGTTGAGCAGCAAGAGGATTGGGTTAACCACCAATTGATGCTAGTATATTCGCTAAATCAGCTAGAAGTTGCAAAGGTTGATCCTAACTTTTTTGGGATAGTTAAGCAGGACCGCATCAATTACTACGAAAGAGAGGTAGAGAAGTGGAGAGCGCTGTGTCAGTAGACTTCAAGATTCCCAAGATCGGCTCCAAGTATTCCATCATCATGAATGAAGGAACGTCTCAGGCGCTTATGGGGATGCTTTACCGAAACCCGTATGAGGATGAGATTGATCGCCAGGCGTTCGACTACGGTTTCCAGAGCGGCAGCTATCACAAAGAGAAGGTGATGGGATGATTCGTGGATTGTTTGAGGTTATCGCATTCCTGCTAGGCTACCTGTTCCTCAAGTATGTCTCGCAGGCTCCTGAGTTCGGCGCTGTTATAGGAGGCTGGGTTCTGGCTATGTGGGTCAGCCTCGGCATGAAGAAGTGAAGCGAGGGCGTTCCACTAGCACCCCAAATAAGATTGAGGCTGAGCGGATCGTAGCGAGCAAGGAAGGTCCGTGCATGGCATGCGAGGTTAGGCGCGATAGCGGTCTAGCTTGCTGCGATGAAGAGGGATGCGATTACCAGCACATGAAGTCTGGAAACATCCGGATCGGGCATATGTACGGGTACGCTCTTTGTGCATGGCATCATCGCCGAGTGCCGCTGGAAGGCATGACGCCAAAGGAAATGGTTGCTGAGTACGGACCAAGCTTGATGGATGGTGGCAAGACGTTCGCTAGGGCCTATGGGAGCGAACAGGAATTGTGGGAACGACAGAATCAACTACTAGGAGATGGATATGAGTAAATTGATTGATAAAATCCGTGAAATTGCATCTAGTGACATTTGCGCAGATGAAGATGATTTCATGATCGATGATTATGCTGGTGGCAACATCGATGACGCTTACAACATGGGCATTGACCATGGAGAGGTTTATTTTGCTAGGCGTCTTTTGATTATTATTGAATATGAACAATGACTCCTAAGCAGCAAGCCTACCAAGCCGGAACCTGGTTCATTTGCTATGAATAATTTACAAAAGCAAGAAATAGAATCATATATAACTTATGAAGATGCTTACGCGATTTTCAGGCACGATGGGTCTAATGATGTTCTTTGGAAATTAAAAGCAGGGAAATGGTCAATACTTGGGTATGACAAAAAATCCAAATGGCAAAGAGTCAGGTGCTTTAAGACAAAGGTCCAAAGACATAGGCTAGTTTGGCTTCTTCATAAAAGGTCATGGCCTAAAGATGGGGTAGATCATATAGATGGAAATCCAAGGAACAACAGGATTGAAAATCTTAGGGAATGTACTACCGAAGAGAACGGGCAGAACAGAGGGATTGGATCTAATAACAAGTCTGGGTTTATAGGAATATGTTTTAAAAGGGGGAAGTATGAAGTTTCAATGAAAGTAAAAAAGCAGTATAGATATATAGGTAGATTTGAACTTTTAGATGACGCTGTACATGCTCTCCGGATGGCAAAAGAGGGCCTTCACACCTTTAATCCTGATGTGGTTTTGAGGAAGAGCATTGGCGACTAAAACCCCGACACAGCGAAGCCTAGAGCTACTGCGATCACGCGGTTATACGGTTGCCGTGGTTGAGCGGTCATCAAACTTCCGTGGAGTGTTCCGCCGCCATGATTTGTGGAACATCGGCGACCTGCTAGCTATCCGCCGAGACGAAATCATGCTAGTCCAGGTGACTAGCGCATCAAATGTTTCTGCTCGCATCAAAAAGATTGCAGAAAGTGAGCATATCGGTGCAATTCGTGAGTCAGGCATGCTAGTATTTGTGCACGGATGGTCCAAGAAGGCAAATGGCCGCTACGAGTGCAGAGAGGTGGATTTGTCGTGAGCAGGGTAGAGGATGCTGTAGCTAGAAAGCTAAAGACTCGCGCTCTAGCTGGGTTAAGCAAGTACGGCGTAACGATGGAGCGCACGGACCTATCGCGCCTAGATTGGCTGATCCATGCGCAGGAAGAGGCAATGGACCTGGCTGTATACCTTGAGAAATTGATTGAACATGAAAGGTCCAAGGTTTAGCCAATACACAGACGAAGAGCTACCTATCGTCATGGCACTAAGCAGGGAATTGGCTAGATCGGTATTTGAGTGTCACCGCCAAGGCTACGATGTAAGCGAGGTCATGCAAGAGGCAAGAGACTTCGCTGCCGAGGCTGAGATGATGAAGCGTGAAATCCAACGACGGAAGAGGGGCAGGTGATGGGTAAGACTTACTATATTGTCTGGAATGAAACCCGAACTGAGGGTTACATTACAGATGAGCTTGAGGATGCTGAGTACGCAGCAAGTGGAAAGCAAGTTGGATGGGCAGTCCCAACTTTGGGTGCTGCTTTCCGTGAAGCATATGATGGACTTGAGGATGATTTTGATCTTCAGGAAATCAAGATCGAACTAAACTAAGGGATCAACATGACCGACACCAACGCAACCACGCTGCGCAACGCGCTTGCCGCAGCTATCAAGAACCACGTTGCCTCCAATGGCCTGAAGGCTAAGGATGCCGCAGAGGCCGCAGGCGTGCAGTACAGCCGCCTTAGCCAAATCCTGCGAGGCGACGTAGCCAAGATTAGCTCCGATGCCCTAGTGAACGTGCTGGGCGGATTCGGCTACCGGCTGACCGGAATCACAGGCTCGGGCAATGGCACTGAGATTGTGCTGAGTCTGGACAAGGCTGAAGGCCAGGTTCTGCCGGAGATTGAGAAGCCGTATGTTCCTGATGAGGAAACTACTAGTAAGTTTGAGAATGGTGAACTTGGACAGAGTGAAGATCACGTCCAAGTAGCAGATGCCGACCCTGACGCTGGCCGAGTGGTGAGCGACGATGAGTAATGCTGTGATTGGCGAGGCTGCCAAGGCTATTGCCAACGCTGGCATGGTCTGCCTGCAATCACTCTGCCACCGGCTGGCTCGCCAGTCCGGTTGGTGGGATGAGTACGACGCTATGGATGAGGTTAGCCGTAAGCACTTCATCGCAGGGAAGATCGCGCTAGTGCATTCGGAGGTGTCGGAGGCACTAGAGGGATTCCGCAAGGGACTGAATGACGATCACTTGACGGATCGGCCTATGATCGAGGTTGAGTTTGCAGATACGATCATCCGTATTCTTGACCTGGCTGGCGCACTGAAGCTAAATATCGGCCCTGCGATCCTAGCCAAGCTGGAATACAATCAGCAGCGTCAGGACCATAAGCCTGAGAATCGAGCTAAGGCTGGCGGAAAATCCCTTTAACTTGTGAGGATTGAATATGGATGGAGTATATAAGTTCTACATTGACTGCGGTCGGATGGGTGACTTGAGTGGTCTATTTGTTGCCAATAGTGAAGATGTTGAAAAGGCGATTGCCAAAGAGAAGGAAGTTTATTTTCATGATGTTCTTGGCAAGCATTCTGAAATTAGTGTAACTCTGAGCGAAAGTAATCTCACATTGGTTTCCTCAGATCCTTCAGTTGTCCATGTTGTCTGCGAGCATGATTTGTCCAATGGCATTAATCCATTCGATTATTTTGATATGGATGAGTTGGATGAAGAAGAAAGCGACGAAGAAGAGTGATCGTTCCATAGATGATCCGCTGAGTCCTATGTAGGATGTTGCATAGGATTCCAGTGAGAGTAAGATTACATCCATAGATTGTAGGCGAGCGCAGAGCCCCGGTAGTCCGGATACATGCGAAGTCGAGCAGCCGCAGGTCTTGGCTTGACGAAACAACAGCGGCACCTAGAGCGTCGTGTAGCCTTCGGGCGTCTCCGCAGCGTGATCTAGGCGAGTAGCGACGTAATCGAGGCTGAGGGATGGAGTTGGAGATTTTGGAACCATAACGCCATCTAGACGGTACATGCGCCAACGTGTATCGTGAAGTGACCCGCCAGTGGCTCTAGATGCTTAGGGCTGCTGGCGGGGGAAGTAGATAGCTAGTGAATCAAACTTGGTGAGGCACATCCTTTAAACCAAGCGGGTTTGAGTCCCGAGGCCAGGTTTGATCCATTAGCTGTTTAGTGAGTTATCGCATGACCTTTTTAGTGAGTTCTCAGCGAAGATAGATCGGCTTAGCGGCCACTTGAACGTGATGGGACGGTAGCGCACCGGCCGGTGAAAAGGTCAGCCGATAGCTCATTTGAAGTGTTGTTTGTAGTGGAGAATGCCAAGTGGTGATTGGTAGTGACGGCTGAAAGCACAGCGTGTATGCAAGTGGCGATACCGTTCGCGCATACAAAGCCGGGATCACCTACGGCCTCCACTACAAACAGCATTTAGGGTCTACGCGCACAGGGTGCAAACTGGCCTTGAAAGCCAGGCTATCTAGTAATAGATAACTGTTCGATTCAGTGTAGGTCCGCCAGAAATCATGCTCACCTGTGTACGCAGGTCGCCAATCCAACGAGCAGCCGGATGGATGTAACCGGCATAGTTTTGCGCAGGTAGCTCATGGGTTAGAGTCTCGCGCTTCCAACGCGAGGAAGCGGGTTCGAGTCCCGTCCGGCGCTCCACATTGCCGATTTAGCTCAGTTGGTAGAGCAGATTTCTTGTAAAAATCAGGTCATCCGTTCGATTCGGATAGTCGGCACCAGGTTAGCCCCGTTGGTGGAATAGGTAGACACGGCGAACTTAAAATTCGCTTGCTTAGGCAGTAACCGTTCGAGTCGGTTACGGGGCATGAATTTGTAATTTAATTGGAGATTGGATTGAGGAGAGACATTGATGATAGAAAAGAAGAAATCCTTGAAATGATTTCTTCAAATAAGTCTATGGCTCAAATCTGTGTAATTCTCAGATGTAGATATGACACATTAAAAAGATATTTTAAAAGGGCGGGAATCCAATACACTGGAAATCAGCCAAGAAAGGGATTGCCTAGACCAAACAAGAGTGCATATGAATACCTTTTCTATGGAAGTTGCATTCAAACTAGCAACTTAAAGAAAAAGCTATTCAATGAGGGAATTAAAGAAAGGAAGTGTGAGATATGTGGAATAGTTAAGTGGATGGGAAAGGCAGCTCCTTTGGAGTTGGATCATATCGACGGTGACAGATTCAATAATGTTATTGAAAATCTAAGGATACTTTGCGCAAACTGCCACTCTCAGACGCCAACAAATTCGGGAAGGAATAGAGGGAGTTATGTAAAATAGTAACAGGGCCTGTAGCTCAATTGCAGAGCGGCGTACCTCATAAGTCGTTGGTTCTCGGTGCAAGTCCGAGCGGGCCCACCATCTTGGCGCTGTATCGGTCTTGGATTCTACCCAAGTAGCCGTAGAGGATTACGGGGGTTCGAATCCCTCCAGCGCCTCCAACTATTGACGGATGGATTTAGGGCGATACACTAACGGTGCTGGCTGAGTAATCGCCGCCCGGTGTCCCTCTCCACCGGTAGCGCTGCAAGGTGTCCTCTCCCATCTTGTTGCGTAAGGGTCGCTAGAACTCATCCCGCTAGCGGCCCTTTTTTATGCCTATCATTCAGCGTTCTATCAATGGTGATGTAGCGTCCTATCCATGATGTTGATTGAATAGTGCCACAAGACTAATCTAGCTCCCCACACAACGGCCAAGTGCCAATAGGAGATATGAAATGAAGCCGGATTGGAAGGATGCGCCGGAGTGGGCCAACTACTTGGCTAAAGACGCGAACGGCTTTTGGTTTTGGTATTCCACGCGCCCCCTGATCCAGGGTAGCGACAGCGTGTGGTCTTACGGCGGCACTTACAAACGCGCATGCGTGCCGGATGGATCGTGGAAAGACTCGCTGGAGCGCCGCCCATGACTGACCAAGAGCGAGCAATGCAGCGGGCTAAGAATCCAGGCAAGTCCTCTTGGCGAGCATGGCACGGTACGTCTGAGCAGATGCGGCAGGTAAAGGAGAAGGCGGAGCGGGTTGCGCCTATCCATTCTCGGTTGGTTAGATAGGGAGGGACTATGGAGAATCAAAAGGTAATTCGACTTTGGGATACGCAGTGGATGAATATCGTAAATGCAGACTACAGCCAAATGAGTAAGGATGATGCTATTGCGGCGGCTGTTAAGGCCACTGAGGAACAGATGGCTAGGAACTATAGGGACGATAATTGGCCTAGCCACGCATGATTTGCATAGACAGGGCTAGCGGACTACCATACGGTAAATCCGACTAGCCCTTTTCTATGATTACCGCCCAAGCCATTGCCCGAATCGCCCCAGCCGCCGCTAAATACGCGGACGAGCTAGTTAAGCAGATGAAGGCCGCTGGGATCATGGATAACGTAAAGAGAGCGTCCATGTTCCTTGGGCAGGTTCATGTAGAGAGCGGCGGATTCCGGACTGTAGTCGAAAGTCTGAACTACTCGGCGGATGCGATCCTAAAGACGTTTGGGCGTCACCGGATTAGTGAAGCTGATGCTAAGAAGTTTGGCCGTATTGACGCTGAAGTAAGAAAGCGCACCGGCTGGAAGCTGGCAGATCAGCCTGCCCATCAAAATGCGCTGGCGAATATCCTTTATGGCGGCGAATGGGGCCGTAAGAATCTCGGGAACACGCAGCCTGGCGATGGCTGGCGCTTCCGTGGGCGCGGCATCAAGCAGCTTACTGGCCGAGATAACTACCGCCGCTTCAGTCGGGCATGGCTTGGCGACGAAAGCCTGCTAGATAATCCTGATCGTGTAGCTCAGCCAGACGGCGCAGTGGCATCGGCCATTTGGTTCTGGCGGGTCAATGGCCTAAATGAGATTGCGGATCGCGGATCGGTGGATGCTGTTACTAAGGTTGTGAACGGCGGAACTATTGGCCTGAGCGACCGTAAGGCATGGACTCAGAAGTATGCCGCTCAGTGGGTGATCCGATGACCTGCACGCGAGGTTCAGCCAACTTGGGTAGCCTTGAACTGCAATCAGCAGTAAGAGGTTATCCCCATGAACACATGGTGGCAGAATAAAATGGAAGCTTATATTGGTCCGATCCTATCCTTGATGGGTGTGGGTATTAGCGGTCTAATTGCTTGGGTTTGGGCGCTATGGAAGGCCCACACAGACTTTAAGCTGAAGGTGTCTGAGGACTATATGAAGGCTTCATCGATCAATGAGCTGAAGGGAGAAATCCACGCTCTGCGCGATGTTGTTTATAGGATTGCTGTTAAAATGGAAGTGCCAGTATTCTCGGAACCATATAGGCGTGAACGCTCATGAGCGAATCTAAGGGGGATCAGCGGGCGCTTATTGAGGCTCTTGATCGATTCACAGACAAGGCTGATAAAGTGCTTAGTCTGAATTCTGGAAATACTACTAGCTCAATCCAGGTAAACGCAGGAGGCGTCGGTGTTTGGATTTGTGTATGCCTTTGCTGCATGATGCTAGTAAGCATGGCGATGGGGGCTGTATGGATGAGCCGCGAGTTCAACCGATACGATAGTGACCTATCTGAGCGTAAGGCCGAATCTGACCGCTCTCAAACCTACCTTTCTTCTATCTATGGACGTATGCCTCAATGGATGCGCGAAGAGGTAGAGAAAGAAGCTTCCGCCAAACTGAAAGAAAAGGAAAAATCCCATGCCGAGTGATGATCCGATTATCCTTGAGCCTACCCGCATCGCCGGTTCCGATGACCCGATCATCTTGGAGCCTGATAAGAAGTCGGATGGCCCGCCGATCACTGTTCAGCCCGTTAAGGTAAGTTGGTACAAACGTTGGTCTACCCACCTGGCAGGCATCAACTTTGCGGCAGTAGTTGCTTTTTATGCAATGCTGCCTGATCGTATGCTAGACGCCATTCCGGCTGCTGTGCATGGCCTGATAGGCGTTTCCCTGCTGGCTACTGGCCTAATTCCGGCTGCTACCAGCGTTAAGCAAGTGAAGAAAGTAGACTAAGAGGGCAATGAGATGAACGATAAGAACGGTTGGATTGATAATGGTTTTGAAGGCTGTTCGCAGAACACTCCTGATTGCATCGAGGTGATTGGCGGACTGATTAGCAATACGGCGGTTGGCGAAGGCTAATGAACGCCATCATCCTAGCCCTAGGGGGCGTGCGTGCGACTGTCTTTGCGGCATTAGCTACTGCGTTCCTCCTAGCCGCTGGGGTGCAGACGTGGCGTCTTGGGAATACTCAGGACGCCTTTACTGCATACCGTGACAAGGTGATTGCAGCAACTGCCAAGGCGGCTCAGGCAGCAGCGACCGCCCGAGAGAAGGCGCAAGCGGCTGTAATCGAGTATCAATCCAAGTCGGCTGAGGCCGAACGCAACTATTCAGCCGGACGGGAGTCGGCTATCCATGCGCAAACTACTCTTGTCAGCGATCTTCGCAACGGTAATCAGCGGTTGCAGCAGCAGTGGCGGGGTTGTGAATCAAGTCGAGTACGTGAAGGTCAAGCCGTTGCCGGAGCTTCCGAAGGATCGGATGACTACGCCGAACTACGGGCAGCGAGTGCGGGCAGAATTGCTAGAGCCGCAGAAGAAGCCGATGCCCAGGTGATTTGGCTCCAATCCGAACTGACCGCTACCCGTGATCTATACAGCAAGTGCATGGTTCCCAAGGCTGAGTAATGCGCCATATCAAGATGGATACCCTGTATCCGTTCATAGAACTAATTTGTCCGGTTTGTGACGAAGAATCGGATCACCCAGTAAGCAATCCCGATCCGTTCCAAGCATGGAACAGTCTTTTCCAAGAGCCTGTATGTCACTGCGGACATCGGTTCGGTAAGATTGAGACAGAGCAGAGAGGCACTCTGTACGGGTGAGGGTTTAGGGATGAATTGGGTAGAGCTTCAGGATGGATGCGAAATGCCAGAAGATGGCGAGGTTTGCATCATCTCAGATGGAGATGAGTGGAAAATCGCATGCAGAATTGGTGATAAATTTCATCCTGTTGATGAGGATGAATATGTTTGCATGTGCGAAGTGATAAACGGCGCTACACATTGGTGTAGGCCAATGCTTCCTAATCAGAGAGAGGAATGAGGAATGAATGCGAGCAACGCTAAGGACTACCTGCCGCTGGTGCAGGCTCTGGCTAATGGCAAAGTTATCCAGGCTAAAACACAAACTGGGAAATGGAAGACCCTTGCTGACGTGGATTGGTTGAGGCCTGTTGAAGAATATAGAGTTCGTCCGGAGCCGCAAGAATTTTGGGCGAACAAGTATCCTGATGGAAGCCTAGGCCCGGCGCTTTACTTCACTCGGGAAGATGCAAAGAAGTGTGCAACGCCTAAATCTACGCAAGTCCGCTATCGCGAGGTAATCGAATGAACCTCGAACAGATCGACACCAGCACTACGGCTGGGAAGGCCGAGGTCATGCGGCTTGCGGCTGAGGGGCGAAGGGTGGCGTATTCCAACGCTGGCCACCATGAGTGGGCAGTTGCCGTCGATCCGCGCTGGGATTGGCGGACACGCGACTACGCCATCATCGCCGAGCCAGTTGGGCCGGAGGAATTGTTCGCGGTCGTCTTCACCACGCACACCGGGGTATGGGTTGAGCAGGGCGAGGCGGGGAAGATCGCATCCGAGAGGGGTGGCCAGGTCGTCAAGTACATCCGCGCCGACCTCGCTGGGGAGAAGGGCTGATGGACGCCATCGAGAAGCGGGCACGGCAGATTCTTGATTCCCACGTAGACGGGTACTGGCTGGAGGATCAAGGGCGTTGTGTTCTTGTAGAAGAGGCGGTTTCAGCAATTATTGCTGCCCTCACGCCGCCCGAGGGCCATGTAGTCGTGACCCGTAACGAGGCGGGGCAAGCCGTGGCCGTCACTCGGCAGGACGACGAGGGCAGGATTCTGTCGGTGATCGCGGAGTTTTCCCCTCCGGAGGGCAACGTGCTGGTTCCGGTGGATCAGGATTCTGTAGATTTCTACGTATGCGATGCATGCGGGCATCACTACATGCAGGATGGCGTCAACTGCGACTGCATCCCAAGTAGCACGGCTAGGCCTCTACGCCATGTCCGCATGATCGCCGCTCGCCAGGAGGTGAAGAATGTCAATGACTGAAGTAGTAGAGGAATCGCTGAAGGCAGATGCCAGGTTCCGGCATTTGACGGTGATGCCTCTAGATTGGGATGAAATTAAGCGTCTAAGGAAGAGCATCAGCGATAAGGTTGATGCTTTCATAAAGGAATTGGAGAGAAAAGATGACTGACGGCGACAAGATCAAGCTTAGGGCTGAGTTGGCTGGGAAGGCGATGCAGGGGATGCTTGGAAATGAATACTACACATCCGATGGCGCTACGGAAGTTGATATTGCCAGATGGGCTGTAGTTCAGGCAGACGCCCTAATTAAAGAACTGGGACTGGATGGGGAGTGAGGTATGGATATGACAATGAGGATGGTCTACGAGACTGAGGGCCAGCATGGAGGAGACATTCGCGGCTGGCACGGCGAGCAGGCTAAGCAGCAGGCCGAGCAAGAAGAGTATCAGCGCTGGCAGTATCACTTCGAGGAGAGGAAGGTAGATGAGTAAGGAATCCGTAGCCACTGAAGTAAACTGTCTGCGCGGCCTAATCGACCTGTATTGGGATATTGCCTATCAGGAAGGCAAGGAAGGTCGGACGCATGATACTGAGGATGGGAAGGCGCAGCGGTGCCGTCATGCTATCGAGGTGGCGCTTCGCAGGATTGAAAAGGTAGTTGAAAATGATTAATTTCTTGGGTTGGTGTGTGGTTGCTGCTTTTTGCGGTATCGCAGTAGGCCTTGTTGGGATCGCATGGTGGTGGGGCCTTAGTAAAGTGCGCAGAAGCTATTATGAGCAATACTTGCTATCTGAGATGAGAGAATTCATTGAGGATAAACGCAAGCGCGAAGGCCACATTCCGTCTGATGAATGACCCTGATTGGAAGATCGTGTAATATCTATATATACAGATAAGTAATAGGTTTGATAATGCCACCGGGTAGGCCAAGTTCCTATAAGCCAGAGTATGCAAAGATCGCAGCCGCAGCGACTAGGGCTGGCCTTACCGACAAGGAATTGGCGGATGTGTTTGAGGTGTCTGAACGGACCATCCACCGATGGAAGCTGGATCATGAGGATTTCTGTCAGTCCTTAAAGATTGGTAAGGATGTAGCAGATGACCGGGTTGAGCGGTCCCTATTCCAGATGGCAATTGGGTATGAGCAGGAAGAGGTGAAGATATTCATGCCTGCCGGGGCTGAGAAGCCTGTCTATGCTCCGTATACCGCAAAGATTGCACCTAGCCCGACCGCTGCTATCTTCTGGTTGAAGAACCGCCGTAAGGATGAGTGGCGGGCTAAGCGTGAAGAGGATGCGCCGAAGGATGATATGGGCGACGTGATCCGTGACCTGATTGCAAAGCTGCCAGGGTAGAAATGAAGCGAATCCCTATATCTGCTGCCAAGCGTATCGCTAAGGATTATGGGTACGATCAGGTAATGATCTACGCCAGAAAGATTGGCGATGAGGGCGGCGAGCATATGACTACCTATGGTGTGGATAGAGCTAATTGCTCCGCAATGGCTAAGATTGTTGAATTCTTGAAGTACAAGGTAATGGGCTGGGTTCGTGAAAACGGGTAACCTACTGCTAGACCGCCAGCTAGCCCGCTGGTATGCGCTCAAGGACCATCCTGTACAGCTTGCTCTTATGCAGGCTGTACCATCTGGTATCAGATTTCCGCTGGTGCCTGCTGGACGCCGTAGCGGTAAGACTGAGCGGTTTAAGCGATTCCTGACCAAGATGGCTAGTGCGGACGTAGGGCCGTACTTCGCTGCTGCGCCTACGCATAGCCAGGCGAAGAAGATATTTTGGGATGACCTGAAGCAGTTCACGCTTTCGGCCACCCATAATCGTAGGCCGTCTGAGTCTGAGCTAATTATCTATCTGGATAGCGGTAGTGAGATTCACGTCATTGGCCTAGACAAGCCCCAGCGCATCGAGGGTATTCCGTGGCGTGGTGGCGGTATCGATGAGTTCGCAGACGTGAAGGCTGATGCGTGGGAGGCTAACATCCTGCCTGCGCTGAATACGGTAAATCCTACCGATCCCGATTACCGTGCCTGGTGCTGGCTGCTGGGCGTGCCGGATGGTCTGAACCACTACTACGATCTTTGCATGAAGGCCGAGACGGGGGCAGACCCTAATTTCAAGGTGTTCCACTGGAAGTCGGCTGAGATTCTTCCGCCTGACGTGATGGACGCGATGAAACGGGCTATGTCCGTGAAGCAGTTCAAGCAGGAGTTTGAGGCCAGCTTTGAGACTGCGGGCGGGCGTATCTATGAGGACTATGGCAAGCACAACCTGACCGATGCCACGATCCAGCCGCATGAGCAGCTAATGTGGATGCACGATCAGAACTTCACGCCGCTTTCATCTGCCATCGGTGTTCGCCGGAATGAGAACAAAGACCTTTATCTTCTGGATGAGATTGTCCTGACTAGCGCTGTATCCCGGCAGGCGGCTATTGAGTTCGTGGAGAAGTACAAAGATCATGCTAATAAGCACGTATTGATCTACGGCGACCCGGCAGGCAAGGCAGGCGAGAAGCACGGCCATGCCTCTGACTACACGGACATTGAGGGTGTGCTGAAGGAGAATGGCTGGCGCTACACACGCAAGGTCAAGCCAGCCCATCCCGCTATCAAGGACCGACAGAACGCGGTTCGCACTAAGATTCTGACGGCATCTGGCGACACATCGCTGTACGTCAACCCGAACACGGCCCCCTGGTGTCACAAGGGTCTGGCTACAGTCCAGCTAAAGGACGGATCGACGTTCCAAGAGGATCAGACGAACCAGTATCAGCACATCACGACCGCCATCGGCTACTGTGTGGACGTGGAATGGCCGAGCAAACCCAAGTTCGACCCCATCGCAGCGGTGCGTGGCTAGTGTTCTATCTGTGGAGAGGATTGTTCTATTGGCGGTGTTGATAGGATTTTTCTAAAAGTCTATTCTTTACCCACACCAACGAACACGGACACGACGACATGAACTTCAACCGCGCCGCTTCCACCGCCATCGCCACCCCGAAGAATGCTGCCGCCGCGAAGAAGCCGGCCACCGACCGCGCAACATGGGCTGGTATGTTCGACGCCGCACGGGCGGAATTGGCCGTCAGCATCGCCGGAATCACCCATGTCAAGAACGGCCGAGCATGGTTCCAGATCGTCGGCGACCGCACTCCTTATTCCATGCTGTTGACCGACGCAGAGCTGTCGATGTTCTTTGTTTGATGTGAAGAATTTATTAACTGTTCCATTCCTGATATTTATGAAATCAAACCACGATGGTAGATTGGGCCATCGATAACTAGGAGGGTGTTGGGATGAGTGGGATTAGGCGATATAGTTGGAACGGACTGTATGGGATGGAGGAGCTTCATGATGGCGACTACGTCCTCCACTCCGACCACGAGGCAGAGGTAGACTGCCTGCGCGCTGAGGTGGAGGGGTTGCGGAAGGATACGGAGCGTCTGAACTACATCGAGAAGACGTTCAGTGGCACGAACAATCGCGAGCGCTATCTGCCGGTGACCATGATCTGGGGTGCCGGAGCAATGGGCCGCACTCTGCGCCAAGCAGTTGACAAGTACATAGGCCGTGAAGCCGGAGAAGGAGCATCCGCATGACCACCAACGACAAGACCCTGGCGGACGTGCAGCCCGGTGGGAGGGTGAGGCTGGGGGATAAGGCCGAGCGTGCGCGGTTTGAGGCGTGGGCCGAAGAGCGGGAATTGGGCACCGCAAAATGTTCAGCTGACGGCATGAAGGGTGATTATGCCGAACTCAATACCGACTGGTGCTGGGCAGCATGGCGAGCCGCCCTCTCCGCCCAGCCCTCCCAGCCCAGCAGCTTCGACCTAGAAGCAATGCTCGCGGCATGCGTTCCTGGGGGAAGCATCGTTGATCCGCAGGTTATCGCTGACAACATCCGCCACTGGTTCTCCGCCCAGCCCTCCCCGGGTAGTCAGGATACGGTGGTAAGCGATGACATGGTGCAGGCGTTTAAGGCCGCGCTGGCTCGCGCGCAGCTGCCGGGGAGGAATCGCACGTATTTCCTGAAAGACTCGGAGCTACCTTCGATCCTGCGCGAAGTCCTCACCGCCCGCCAGCCGGTGTACGTGCAAGGCTGCGATGAGCTGCGTGCGCGGACCGAGGGCGAGCGTGCCGCGTACACGGAAGGGTTGGAGGAGGGCAAGAAGATCGCCGCCCGCCAGCCGGTGGGGGAGCCGGTGGCATACACCAGCCCCACTCAGCTTAGGGAGATGGTAAATCGTGGGGATGGGTTCATGTGGCATAGGCCCGGTAGTACTGACATCGCGCTCTACGCCGTCCCGCCCGCGCAGGTCGTGGACCTGGATGCACTTCTCAGGCTATCGGATGGCTGGCTGGCCAGATCCGAAAAGCTGTCGGTCACTCAGCAGCGCAAGGCTGGCGCGTACTGGGCTTGCGCCAAGGAACTGCGGGATTGGCTCGACAGCCAGGCGGTGGGCAAATGAGCAGCCTCTACGAATCCGTGATGAATGCCGTCGCCCTGCTGAACCAGGTTCCGCTTACAGACGGACGGCTGCTTGATGCCCATGCTTCCTTGCGACAGGCCCTCATTGATTTCCCGCCACAGGAACAGACCGCGCCAAAGGCCGTCGTGATCAAGCGCAGGACGCGTGCCGACTATGGCTTGGATGATCCGCACGGCCTTCCAGATCCATATAGCAAGGGCCACCTCGATGGCTTCAACGAAGCGATCAGGGAGATGCGTAAGGCAGAGCGAGGCCAGACCAATGGCTGACCAGATTCTCACTTAAGTTGTAGAATTAAAATGAAGGGGCCGATTGGCCCCTTTCTTTCGTATTGCATTTTCTAATCCGATGGTATACTCGCGCCAATTGATAATCGCGGGCAGGCCATGGCCGATAGTAAAATGTTGGTAACAGACAACCTAGTTAACCTAGTTTCTGGCCTAGGGACTACTCGCGCTAAGTCGGCCAACTCTACTTTCGTTGATCGCCTTTACTCAGACTATGAGCTAATGGCTACGTATCAGCAGAATTGGGTGGCGAGCCGAATCATTGACGTTCCTGCGTCTGACTGCACCCGAGAGTGGCGTAACTGGCAGGCAAAGGGTCGTCAAATTGAGCGCATCGAGAAGTTGGAACGCGATCTTGGCCTGAAAAGCAAGATTCGCCAGGCGAAGCAGCTAGGCGACCTATTCGGCGGTGCTGCTGTCTACATTGGGACTAGTGAGGCTGACGTTAGCAAACCGCTAAACCCTCAGTCTGAAAAGATTAGGTATCTGACAGTCTTCACTAAGGATCAGCTATCGGCCGGTGAGCGCGAGACGGACATTGCCTCTGAATACTTTGGGCAGCCTAGGTCATATCGGCTTAGCACAGAGAACAAGCAGATCGAGATTCACCCATCGCGCCTGATTAGGTTCATGGGCAAGTACATTCCTGATACTAATGCCGTTGTAAGCACATACAACGGATGGGGCAGGTCTGTCCTTGTGGCCTGCATGGCTCCGCTATTGCGTAATGAGTCTACTGCGGCCAATGCTGGCGAGCTGGTATTTGAGTCAAAGGTTGACGTTATTGGCATTCCTGACTTGATGAGCCAAATTGGCGATCAGGAGTACCGTAACTCAGTTCTTGAGATGATTAGCCTTCAGGTTCAAGCCAAGGGCATCACCAAGACGCTGCTAATGGACGCGGCGCAGGAATACAACAGCCATAACGCTACGTTTGCTGGCGTTCCTGAGCTTATGCGTGAGTTCCAGCAGGAGTGCTCGGGCGCCTCTGGAATTCCGCGATCCATCCTCTTTGGTAATGCGGAGGGTGGCTTGAATAACAAGGGTGAGGCCGAGAGCAGAATTTGGAGCGAACGGGTCAACTCTATTCAGAATCAGGAATTTACTCCGGCCATGGCTAAGTTTGATGAGGCCCTCATCTGGACTGCGCTTGGTCGTCGTCCAGCAGATATTTACTACATTTGGAACAATATCTGGAAGCCGACCAAGAAGGAAGAGGCTGATATTGGCAAGGTAGTGGCTGAGACTATTAAGATTCTTGCAGATACTCAGCTAATCAACAGTGATGCACTGAGTAAGTCGGCAGTCAATATGCTGACTGAGAACGGCGTCATGCCTGGGCTTGAATCGGCTATGGAAGAGGCTATGCGCAGCGAGGATAATCCTGCTATCGACCCCACTAGTAATTCTGCTAACAATGAGTAAAATGCGCCGAAAGCGTCGAGGTGAATATGCTTAATTTCTCTGACAAGGTTTCTACTAGCGCGGTTCGTAAGACGGCTGACGGCTACCTTGTCGCCGACGCTGCGGTGGCTCGCACTGGCATCCAGAAGTATCTAGGCCGCGAGGTTGGTAAGCCGGATATGCCGATTGTTCGGGTATACCGACCGGCAGATCAGGTGTTTTCCAAGGATGCGATGAAGACTTACGCGCATCGTCCGATGACTAACGATCATCCTTCTGTGGCAGTCAACGCTGAGAACTGGAAGGATTACGCAGTTGGCCAGACTGGCGGCGATGTAATGCGCGATGGCGAGTTCGTCCGCGTCCCGCTGGTACTGATGGATCAAAAGGCCATTAGAGATTTGGAAAATGGCAAGGTCGAGCTATCTATGGGTTACTCGGCTGACATTGTTTTTCAGAATGGCGTGACTGATTCCGGCGAAGAATACGACGCTGTCCAGACTAATCTTCACATGAATCACCTGGCATTGGTCGATAAGGCCCGTGGCGGTGATAAACTCCGTATCGGGGATCAGGGCAATCCCGATATTATCTATCCAGCCCAACCAACCGAAGGAGGCCATATGGCCGATTCCAATCTGCGAAAGGTCATGATTGATGGCCTGAGCGTTGAAACTACCGAACAGGGCGCACAGGCGATTGACAAGCTGACCAAGCAGGTTGGCGATGCCAAGGCCGAGAATGCTGCTCTGGCTGACTCCCACAAGGCGGCTCTGGCTCTGAAGGATGCTGAGATTGCCAAGAAGGATGCTGAGATTGACGCGCTGAAGGCCAAGAGCCTGAGCGATGCCGATCTAGACGCCCGTGTCGCAGCCCGCGCCGATCTGATTGGCAAGGCGGTAAAGGTTGCCGATCAGGATTACACCGGAAAGTCGGATGCTGAAATCCGTAAGATGGCTGTCGCCAAGAAGTTTGGCGATGCCGCTATCGCAGGTAAGTCGGACGCCTACATTGAGGCTCGGTTTGATATTGCCGTTGCTGACTCTGGCGAAACTGATCCGGTACGCTCGGCTGTGATGGCTGACGGCATCAAGTTCGTTGACCGTGCTGACAACGGTCAGTCCGCCTACGAGGCCCGCCTGCTTGCCGCACATAAGGATACTAAGTAATGGCCGTTCAGACCTCCTATCAGCAGTACATCCCGGTTGGCGTCGCTGGCGCAATCGTTGATGAAATCCCGAAGACCCTGATTAGCCGTACCGTCGAAACTCCGGCAGGTATTGCTTTCGGTGTCCCGGTCTACCGTGGCACTAACGACAAGGGCTGCGTCGCTACTGGCACCGCCGCCAACTATGTCGGCTTTACTGTGCTGGATCGCTCGGTGCGCGTTGGCGACATTTTCAGCCAGTACGAATCGGCCCGCATCATGACCGATGGCGCTATCTGGGTTGTTGCCCCGACCGCCATTGCTGATGGCGATCCGGTTGTGCTGGGTGGCGTCACGATTCCGGGCGCTTTCTGGCAGACCACCACCACTTCCACCAATCAGCTCGCTCAGGTTCGTCTGAACCGCGTGGCCCCGGCAGCCTAAGGAGTAATTAAATGGCAGCTTTCAAACTGTTGGACGCGCAGTCGGCTCTGGGTTTCACCATCCAGCAGACCTCGATTATCGAGCGCGAAGTTAATCAGATCGAGTACCCGGATGTTAACTATGCCGAACTGATCCCGCTGGACTTCAGCGGCGGTGAGTGGGCAAAGTCGGTTACTTACTACTCCGGCGACAAGTACGGCAAGGCGGATTGGATCAACGGCAACGCCGATGACATTCCGATGGCTGGCACCACCATGACCAAGCATGAGACTCAGGTCTACACTGCTGGTATCGGCTATGGCTGGGGTCTGGAAGAAATCTCGCAGGCCGTCATGCTGGGCCGTAACCTTCCGGCTGACGATGCGGTTGCCGCTCGCCGCGCCTATGAGGAAATGGTCTACCGTACCCTGCTGTTCGGTGATTCTAGTAAGGGCTTCACCGGCCTGTTCAATGCGCCGGGCGTGACTGCTGCGAATGCTGCGGCCTCGTGGGACACCGCGACTCCGGATCAGATCATCGCGGATATGAACAACATGCTGATCGGTCAGTTCACCGGCACGCTGTTCACCTCGATGGCTGACACCCTGCTGCTGCCGTATGATCGATTCCTGAAGCTGGCATCGACCCCGCGCAGCAATGAGTCTGACACCAGCATCCTGACGTGGTATCTGGCTAACAACCCGTATACCGCGCTGACTGGCCGCCCGCTGCGTATCCGTGGTGTCCAGGGCTTGCAGACTGCTGGCGCTGGCGGAACCCACCGTGCCGTGGCCTACCGCCGCGACCGCAATGTCGTTGTTGCTCACATTCCCATGCCCCATCGGTTCCTGCCCGTGCACCAGGCTGGCCCGCTCCGCTGGGAAGTGCCGGGTATCTTCCGCCTGGGTGGCACTGACGTTCGCCGTCCTTTGGATGTGTCGTATCTGGACGCTATCTAAGGCTTAAGGTAGAATGGCCTATACCGTAAATGGATAGGCCATTCTAATGCCAAGGGAAGTAGTTCCAATTGATGTTGAGTTGATGCGTGAATACATTGCATACGACCCTGAATCGGGGCGGATGCAGTGGAAGAAAAAGCCATGCTCACGAATTGTTGTTGGAGCAGATGTTGGGTGTGTAAAGAGTAATAAGCACCCTTACATCGTTTTTAAGCTTTTCGGACAGGTTTATCTAGGCCATCGAGTAGCTTGGGCTATCCACAACAATAGTGACATTCCTTGCGGCCATGAAATTGACCATCGCAATGGAAATAAGTCAGACAATTCAGCATCTAATCTACGCTTAGCGTTGCCACACCAGAACAAAAGCAACATGGATACGGCGCAAGGAGTCAGTGGGCTTCGAGGTGTTACTTGGGATAAGTCCAGGAAAAAGTGGATAGCTCAGATAAGCAGCCAAAACAAATGCCTTTTTCTTGGCAGGTTTGACACCAAAGAAGAAGCGTATAATGCCCGCAAGTCTGCCGAGGAAGTCATCCAAGCAGAGTATTCATACGAAAAGTCTAGAGGTGAGATATGAAGATCAAGAGCAGCTATAACGCGACCATTGTTCTACCGCCTAACGTGCCGGTCTATCCTGGCGCTGAGGTGGATTATCCGCATTGGGATAAGTACAAGGACAACCCTGCAATTGCGTGGTATGTCGAGAAGGGCCACCTTAGTGTTGGCAAGTCCAGCAAGAAGGATGAGCCTGAAGTTGTAGAGAATGTGAAGTTCACTGAAGAGGTGAATGAGCCGTCTCAGGCTGAAGTCGAGGATGCGCTTGAACAACTGAGCGAAGATGAAGAGAAGGAATCGCTTATTGCCCAGCTTGCCGAGCTTGGCGTAAAGGCGGACAAGCGTTCGTCGGTTGAGAAGCTGCAAGAGAAGCTGGAAGAAGCTCTAGCCAAGTAATCATCGAGCCAAGGATGGCTCCCCTATTAGAGAATCCCATGCCTCAGATTTACGGTTCAATTGCTGGTGCAGACGCCTATGCACTCTCCATTGGCAATACGGCATGGGGGGCGCTATCGACTGATGCGAAGAACGCAGCCCTTGTGCGCGGATCCATGTACGTTGATAGCTATGCGAAGCGGTACATTGATGCCGACTACCGCTGCTGGTGGACGTTCTCCGGTGGCCGCACTGGCGGATGGGAGCAGGAGCGAGAATGGCCCCGTAGCGGCATCAACGGCCTACCTGACAATGTAGTCCCTCCTCAGGTCGAATACGCCACCTATGAGGCTGCGATCCGCGAGGCTACTAACCCTGGCTCGCTGAATCCCGACATTGACCGCACGGCGCTGGTCAAGAGCGAGAAGGTTGACGTTCTGCAAGTCACATACGCCGTTAGTGATAATGCTAACGCTGGAACGCTGCTGCCTGTTATCCCTGCCATTGAGGCTCTACTGTCGGCCTTCCTTATCCGCCGCTGCAATAGCTCACTGGCAATCTATACCGTATGACCCCTGAGCAGCACGCCGCCAAGATTCGTGAACTGGAAGCGCCGATGGCTGCGGCCTATCTGGCAGAGGTTCGCGCTGTCGAATCTGCGGCGACTGTGGCTGAGGTTGAGCGCCTTATTTCTGAGGATGATCGTGATGGGCTGGTTGTCCTACTCAGCCTTGGCAGCCTGACCATATTTACTGAACTGTTCCGTACAGCATTTATCCAAGGGGCTCAGAATGAGCTTGCCGGACGCTGGCGGTTCGATAGCAACACATGGGCTGTCATCAATCTCTTGATGGGCGAATACCGCTCTATCAGCGATACAGCAGCAATGGACCTGCGCAAGACCATCGACGTTGTGATGGCGAACGGCAACACCACCCGTAACAAGGCGCTAGACCTGCTAGGCGTCAAAAGCACCACAGCACGTCGTACAGGCGGCATGGTTGGCCTACCGGTACAGATGAGCGAATGGGTAGAGTCGGCCCGTCAGCAGCTTCTCAGTGGCGACCGCGCGGCTATGCGTGCTTACCTGACTCGTAAGCTAAGGGATACGGCATATGACCGATTTGTTGTGCCGGGTACTAAGCTGACAATTGAGCAGGCCAACACTATCTCCCGTGCCTACTCCGCCCGTCTGCTGCAATCCTATGCAAAGCAGTTGGCACAGACCTACGCCCAGCAGGCGTATAACGCTGGCCGGAACCATGCGATTCAGCAGTTGCTAGATAACGGAACTATCAATCCAGATCAGGTGCAAAAGAAATGGCGGACGATGCGCGATGAGCGTGTGCGCCATAGCCATTCCACAATGAATAACCAGCGCGTAGGTTTCACAGACCCGTTCGTAAGCGGTCTAGGTGGGCTGATGATGTACCCTGGCGATACTTCGCTGGGCGCTAGCGACGCGGACATTTACAATTGCCGCTGTAGCTTGGAATACACCATTTCTAGGAGGTTCTAATGAAACTCAGCGTATTCAAGGGTGATGAAGGATATGAAAACTATCTAGCCCATCGGCCTATTGTCGTTTATGTCAATGGCGAGATGCTAAACAACGTAGTTCGCCTAGACACGGCTGAGGGCTGGGCTGAGTTCAATGTGAAGGATGCTGACGGCCTATTCCTCATCGAGAACGGAGAGATTGTCACAGACATTGCTGAGGGGTTGGTCGAGATTCAGGGCGATGGCATTGAGCTAGAGCAGCCTGAGCTTCCGCCTGACCCGCTGCCCGAAGAAGAGCCGGAAGATGATGCCTGACATTCACGACAGGGGCCGCGCCCTAGCCATTCGCATGCTAGCTCCAAGGCCGCAGGGAAAGGGGCTTGGCTTAGTGCTGCGCAAGAAAACTGTGGGCGAGTACAACCCTGATACTGGCGGGCAGGATGTAGTCTGGACCGATACCAATGGCTCCGGTCTGCGCACCAACTACGATCAGCAGGACATTGACGGCTCCTACATTCTGCAAGGCGATACGCGAATCCTCCTATCTCCCGTTGCTGCGGATGGTTCCGACATTCCAGAGCCAAGCACTAATGACGTGATCCTGTTTGACGGCAGCGAATACAACATTATTGGCGTAGGCCCGTGGAATTTCGCTGGAGTTACATGCGGATATGAGCTTCAGTGCAGGGGCTAAACCCTCTTTTTCCTAACCTTTTCAATTCCGGTAAGCCATCCCCATGTTTGCCCCCTGCAAATCGAACTTACTGTTGATCCGGCAACTCCAAATTTCTCTGCAATTTTGTATTTCTTATAGCCACTTTTGTGCATAGCGACAATATCCATGACCACCTTTTCGGTCAACCTTGAGAAATTAACATCTTCGCCGCGCTGTATCCCTGTCATCAATCCAAGCCTGAATGCTCTTTTTGTATTTTCTGATCGAGAAACCCACTCTAGGTTTTCAACTCTGTTATCAGTTTTTACTGCGTTGATATGGTCGATCTGCATTCCATCTGGCCTAGGTCCAATGAAGGCAGTTGCAACCAAGTCGTGTATGGAAATTTGAAGTTTATTTTTGAAATTATCGGTAAGCGTTACATGAAAGTAACCATTAACCCTTCTAGGCTTTAGAATTTTGGATGGGAATGATTTCTTGTAACCGCCAGGGTATTCCTTTGTCCTGCCAAGGGATTTTACTCTTCCGAAAGATGAGACCTCGTAAAGGCCATCGTGCGAAACTACGCTACGCCAACGCTCAGACATCTTTAAAGCACCTTGTTTTCGTGTAATCGAATATAACATAGTCCGCCAAACAATGCTACCTGGACGAATATGCCAAAATCTCATCACATGACTCGTAAGTATGGCGGCCTAAGCGGATCGTTCTCCGCGCAAATTCAGCAGTTCGCCGATGAGACGATGGATAGGGCTGATTCGATCTTCCGCGATGTTGTAATGTCTATGGCAGGTGTTATTGTGCGTCTATCACCTGTAGACACAGGAAAATTCAAGGGTGCATGCAGGTTGAGCATTGATGGATATGATACGGCTGTCCCCGAGACTCCAGATAAGCAAGGAAGCGAGGTTCTAGCTAAGATGCTGACTGAGATTGGCAATTTGACGTTCGGGCAGGCGGCTTACCTGCAAAACAACTTGCCATACGCTGTCCCCCTTGAATTCGGCCATTCCCAGCAAGCCCCATCAGGCATAGTTCGTATCGCTCAGGCACAATTTCAGCAACTGGTCCAGCAGGCTATTAGGGAGAATCAGTAGTGTCACAAGCAAAAGCCCGTATCGCCATTGAAACCAAGCTTGCAGCATGGGCCAAGGCTCGTAACCCTGTACTGCCTGCCTTCTTTGGAATTCAGAAGGCAGATGTAACAAAGCCGGTCTATATCCATGGCTACCTTCTTCCTGCATCTGCCCGTACCGAGTGTCTGCAAGGTGATGAGATCACCTATCTAGGTCTGTACCAGGTGACTATCTCCTGCGATCCGTCACAGTCCATTTCAGTTGCAGAATCTATCATTTCGGAGATCCAATCAGTTTTCCCGGTTGACTCTGATTTAGGAGACCCTTTATTTAATGGCAGCATCACCGATGCCGTTGAACAAGGTCCAACTATAGTGGACAATTCGCGCTACAATGTCCCCGTTACAATCCCGTACCGTGGCGTAGTTGCTACCTAAGAGGTTTATATATGGCTAAGAGAATGGAACTTCCCAACGGTGCGAAAGTTCATACCGCACTTTCAATGGGCGCTCCGGTAACCATTACCGCGATCACTAACGCTAACCCTGCTGTTGTAACAGCAGACTCGCACGGTCTAACTGCCGGTGATTATGTAATCATCAACTCCCCGTGGTGTGAGCTTGATGGCCGTGCATTCCGCGTCGGCGTCACTGATGTTGATACATTCACGCTAATTGGTGCTGACACTTCGGATACGACCGATTTCTCTCCGGGTGGCGGCGCTGGCTCCTTCCAGGAGGTTGTCTCTTGGACTGAAGTTCCTTGCGTTACTGACACGTCCCTTACTGGCGGCGAGGCTCAGTGGACTGAAGTTGGTTGCCTTCAGGAGCAGAAGACCACTCGACTGTTCAATGGGTTCTCTCCCATTGATTGGCAAATGTCTGTTGTTGATCTTGATGGTAACCCGGCGATTGAGCGTTTCGAGGAAGTTACTAAGTCTCAGGAGCCAACTATCACCCGCATCACGCTGAAGTCCGGCAAGGTCAAGCTGTATCCGGGCATCCACATTATCAGTCCGGATTCCACTATGACTCGCGGTGAGGTGATGGTTCGCACGCTGAACATCGCCGTTACCGACATTACCAAGTATCCGGCCCCATAAGGAGTAATTTGTGGCAAAGAAGTTCTCGATCAAGCGTGATCCGACCTTTACCACGACTGTGAGCCTGCCCGCACCCGGGCAGGCTCCGGTTCCGGTGAGTTTCACGTTTAAGTGGATGGATCGTGAGTCGCTGGCTAAGTTCCATGATGCCCGTATGAAGTTTGCTCAGTCTTTCATGGAGAAGGCTAAGGAAACGGAATATGGCACTGAGCTTGCCAAGTTCGCCATTGATTTTGAGGTTCCTCAGTTGAAGTCGATCATTGTCGGCTGGGACATTGAGGAAGAGTTCAACGATGAGAACCTGCGAGCGCTGGTGGAATCCGGCTCTGAGCTTCCGGCTGCAATCGTAAACGGCTATCTCGCAGCCTATGACAAGGCCCGCGAGGGAAACTGAGGCAGGTTGCCTATGAGCTTAGCGCCCCGGAAGCCGATATGACGGCAATGGCGGCGCTAGGCTTTGACCCTGATGACTTCGATGAGTCTGACAACACTATCGAGGTTTGGGAATGTAACGCAGATGCCTTCTATGTCTTTGAGTCGATGGCGACACAGTGGCGAGTAGGCATGGCAGGGGCAACCGGTCTGGACTACGCTGCAATGCCCGTGGTCATGGATATGGTGGGGGTGGGTAAGAAGCGCAGGCCGGAAGTATTCGCATCGGTCCGCATTATGGAAAGTGTCGCCCTAGAAACCATGGCGGAGCATAGAAACGATGGCTAATTTTGCACAACTCGGCATCCAGATTGATTCAAAGCAAGCCGAGGATGCGGCCCGCGATCTAGACGACCTTGCCGCAGCGGGTGCGCGTGCAGAGAAGGCCACTGATAAGCTTTCCAAGACGACTACTGATTGGGCGGCAGAGCAGCAGAAGGCCAATGCTCGTGCCCGTGAGATGGAACAGGCTGATGCTCGCCGGGCTGCAAGCGCTCAGAAAGCCAATAGCACGATCCAAGATCAGCAGCGGGAACTAGCAAAGCTAATAGGCCAGATCGATCCTGCTGTAAATGCCCTGGCTAGGCTTGATGAGCAAGAGCGCAAGCTAGCTGACTTCCGTCGAAAAGGGCTAGTTGATACTGATACTTTCGATCAGTACAACCAAAAACTTACGCAGCAACGTACTGCGCTAAGCAATGTAAGCGGTGCAGCGCAACAGGCTGGAATGTCTCAGCGCGCCTACAGCGCAGCTATGCGCAACGTGCCTGCACAGATCACCGACATTACCACTAGCCTGATTGGCGGGCAGCCTGCCTATCTTGTTGCGATCCAGCAGGGCGGACAGCTAAAAGACATGTTCGGCGGCATCGTGCCTGCGGCTAGGGCGCTTGGCTCTACCCTGCTGAGTATGATTAACCCGCTAACCCTGGCGGCTGCTGCTGTTGCGGCGTTTGGCTATGCTTGGTATCAGGCGGCTAAGCAGCAGGATGCGGCGGAGCAGGCGCTAATCACTACTGGCCGCTATGCAGCGTCTAGCGCGAAAGACCTTGAAGCGCTGGCAGACTCTTACGACAAGATTGGCGGCGTAACCCGTGGTGGAGCGCTACAGGCGTTGACTCAAATCGCCGCTACAGGCCGTTTGACGGGCGAGACATTCAAGACTGCGACTGAGGCTAGCCTGCGGTGGAGCGTAGCTACTGGCGATGCCGTAGACACTGTAGCCAAGAAGTTTGAGGACATTGCTAAAGACCCGACTCAGGCTCTACTGCGTCTGAATGAGGCTGAGCATTTCCTCACACAGACTCAGTATGACCGGATCAAGGCGCTTCAGGATGAGGGCAGACAACAAGAGGCTGTAACTGAGGCTGCAAATATCTATGCCAATGTTGTCAATGGACGTGCCACTGAGATTGAGGCAAACCTAAATCTTGTCTCTACCGCGTGGAAGAATATCAAGATAGCCACGGCTGAGGCTTGGGACGAATTTACCAACTTCGCCAATAAGGCTCAGGGACCACTACAGAACCTTGCAGATGCTCTAGACCGAATGGGTGGCGCTCGTCAGGCCGGGGGAGCGCTAGGCATTGGCCTGCTTAACCCGATTGCTGGCGCGCTAGTAGGGTTCGGCGGAAATGCCTTCCGTGGAGTTACCTCCTCTGTTTCTTCTACGGCTGGCTCTGCAAATGCTGGTGCAATTGATAGTGACAGCGTGCGCCGCCTTGAGCAGGCTGGGCAGCAGTGGAAGCAGATCGTTTCTCAATCAAATCGCCAGAAGCAGATTGAGGAAGGAATTGAGAAGATTCGAAAGGCTGGCTTGGCCGCTGGCATCAACGAGCTTGAGATTGAGCGAGCTGTAACTGAGTACAAAACCAAGCAAGCAGAGGTCGATGCCAAGAGGAATAAGCCAGCGGCTAATTCTGATCAGAATTCAGCACAGACGTTGCTAGATACTGTTCGTAGGCAGATTGAGGCTAACAATCAGCTTGCGGACACAGGTCAGGCTGTTAGTGCGAGCGAGCGTCTATCGATCCAGATCAAGCAGCGCCTTTCTGACACAACCAACACAATGACCGCTGCAACGCGCTCATTGCTTGTGGCTGCGCAGCAGGAGCTAGAGGTAACCGATAAGCAGGCTAAGGCAAGGCAGCAGCTTACGCGTGACACTGCGGCCAATGCGGCTCTTACTGAGCGGCTGGCGCAGGTCTATAAGCAGCAACAGGATCAGAATGAAGTTAGCCTAATGTCGATTGGCAGAGGTTCTCAGGCGTCTGAGCTATTGCAACGTCAGTTGAACCTTCGCCGAGATTATTTGAGTGAGGTTGAGAAGCTTGACCGTGCCCAGCGTAATAAGAATACGGCGCTTAGTGAGGAAGAGTATGCCCGCGAGAAGGCGTTGCTAGAAAAGAGCTTGGCAGATCGTCTTGCTTTGGAACAAGCATTCCAGCAGGAGCGTCAAGCTGCTATGGGCGATTGGCGCAATGGAGCAAATGCAGCATTTGAGGAATTCCTTGCAAACAGCAAGAATGTTGCTGGTCAGTATCAGAGTCTATTCACGAATGCCTTTGAGGGCGCTACGGACGCGCTCACTAGGTTTGTTACTACTGGCAAGGCGAGCTTTAAGGAATTCACAATCTCTATCCTTTCCGATCTTGCAAAGATTTATGCAAGGCAAGCCTTGGTAGGATTGGTGTCAAGCATCGGGCAGTCATTTGGCCCTCGCATCACAGGTTTTGCTAGCGGCGGCTATACTGGCGATGGTGGAAAGCACACTCCCGCTGGCATCGTCCATCGTGGCGAAGTCGTATGGTCGCAGGCTGACGTAAAGGCTGTTGGCGGTCCCAAACGAGCCAATGCCATGCGTCCTACTGCTGGATATGCCAGTGGCAGCATTGTTGGCGGTGGCGCATCCTCTTCGCCTAACAATGCTTCGCCAACCTTTGAAATCAATATAAACATGGAAGGCGGAACGGTTACGTCTCAAACGCAGAACGGAAGTGCTAGCCAAGATGGTATGCAGCTAGTTAATATGATCGAAGCAGCGTGCAGCCAGTGGTGGGTTAAGCAGAACCGTACTGGTGGTGCTGTCTATAAGACCTTGAGAGGGATGGGCTAATGGCCGACAGATTTACATGGTGTGCCACTAAACAGTCTACCGGCCAGGTAACTAGCTCTATCAAGCGCGCTCAGTTTGGAGACGGATACGCGCAGTCTGCGGCTGATGGAATCAACCCGCTTAAGCGCGCATGGAATGTCGAATTTGTTGGGACCAAGGATCGCGCACAACAGATCATCGATTTCTTGGACTCCCATGTAGGAAAGAGTTTCATTTGGGAAGTTCCATTCTTTGGCGATGCTTACTTCTACTGCGACACCTACAATCCATCCCCTAACGGCAATAGGCTGTGGACAGTTACAGCTACATTTGAACAAACATATCAGCCTTAAGGAATAATCATGGCACGGCAAGAAATTGATCTAACCACCCCTCAGCCCAATGGAAAGATGGGAGAGCCGACTAAATCGGCTTGGGAGAAGGTAAATAATATGACCGCTGAGCTTTATCCTCTTGCTACATCCGCAATTCCAAACTCAGGCGGAACTGCTGTAGGCCCTATAACTGTAGATTTAGGAAACGGCACGCCTGCTTTCTTGGCAACGGGCGGTGGAGAAAGCTCAACGGTTGGCAATGTAAACTATGGTCCATTCTTTGAATCAAGACTAAAAAACAGGCTGGGCGGCGGCCTTAGGTCTAGAGCTTATATTGCTGAAACGGTTGGCTCCTGGTCTGAGACAGTCATTGAATCACCTAACGGAGCATTTTTTAGATTTAGAGAGAATGGACAAGCTTATTGTACTCAATGGGTAAATACGTCTGATTCAAGGATTAAGAAAGAGAAAGTAGTAATAAGCAATCCGCTTGATGCGATTGATAAAATATATGGGTATTCTTACGACAAGCAAAACTCAGTAGAAACAAATAGGTATTTTTATTCTACTTATGGACTAATCGCTGATGAGGTTGAGTCGGCACTTCCTGGCTCCACAAGTGTTGTTGCCTTGAAAGGTGTTGACGTAGAAGGCAACGAAATTTCAAATATACTTGGAGTTAATGACACTCCTGTAGTTGCACTGCTTGTTGAATGTGTAAAAGAATTAAAGAAACGAATTGCAGTTCTAGAGAGCAGGGCGTAATTAGTGACAATTAATTCTGACATTCAATCGCTAGAGCCTGGCAACAAAATTGTCCTATTTGAGCTTGATGCAACAAGTATCAATGCGGACCAATTGTATTTCCATGCTCACTTGCAGAGCGGTGCTATCTATTGGCAGGGCCAGCAATACGACCCGTGGCCGATTGAGTGCGATGGATTTGCTAGAAGCACTAGCGCTCCTCCTCAGCCTAAGCTGCGTGTCGGTAATGTGGATGGGACTATCACGGCCCTATGCTTGGCGTTTGATGACCTTGTTGGCGCTCGACTTATTAGGCGTCAGACGCTTGTTCAATATCTTGATTCCGAGAACTTCCCGCAGCCCAACCCATCCGCAGACCCCAATGAGCATTTCCCCGATGAGATTTGGTACATCGAGCGCAAGTCTGCCGAGAATGATGAGGTGGTTGAGTTTGAACTTGCCACTGCTGCCGACCTAAACGGGCAGCAGTTGCCTGGCAGGCAGATTATCGCTAACGCCTGCACTTGGATTCTACGCGGCGGTTATCGTGGTCCTTACTGCGGTTACAATGGTTCGCCTGTTGCCGACATTAACGACAATCCCACTAGCGATCCAAGTCTAGATGTTTGCGGTGGCAGGGTTGGTAGCTGCAAGCTTAGGTTTGGAGCTAATAATGAATTGCCATATGGTAGCTTCCCGGCTGCATCTCTAATCAGGAGCTAATGTGAAGTTGTCCACGCTAAAATCCGCTCAATATCATGCTGCAAGATGCTATCCGAATGAATCATGCGGCTTTATTGTTGAGCGTGAAGGTTCAGAAATTTACATGGAGTGTGAAAACTCACACTCCAATCCATCCGAGCATTTCAGAATTAGCGGTGAACAATTCGCTTCTGCCGAGGATATTGGCGAGATTGTGGCTGTAGTTCATAGCCACCCTAACGCTGCGTCTACTCCATCCCATGCAGACCGTGTGCAGTGTGAACTTTCGGAGCTTCCTTGGCATATCGTTAGTGTGGGGATGGTAGACGGCAAGCCGACATTCGGGACGCCTGGATACTGCGAGCCATGTGGCTTTGAAGCCCCCCTAGAGGGGCGACAGTTCGCGCACGGAATCCTAGACTGTTTCACGCTATTCCAAGATTTCTTGTGGCGTGAATATGGGATTCGCGTGTCTAATTACGAGCGAGAAGATGATTGGTGGGAGAGAGGCCAAGAGCTTTACAGCATGGATCGACTTAACGCTGAGGGCTTCTTCCAAATCACTGACGAAATTAGGCGTGGTGACATTATTTTGATGAACATACGATCAAAAGTACCTAACCACGCTGGCGTCTATCTCGGTGACGGTCAGATGCTGCATCACCTGCATGGCCGACTCTCTCGCAGAGAGAACTACGGCGGCTATTGGGCTGAGCGTACCGTCTACGTAGTGCGACACAAGGATATGCCCAATGGATAAGCCGCTAAAGAAGGTAGTTCTATACGGCCCCATGCGTAAGCGATTCGGGCGAGAGTTTGAGCTAGCTGTCTCTTCGCCTAAAGAGGCAATCCATGCCCTATGCGTTCAGGTCGAAGGGTTTAAAAAGTATCTTTTTGACTCTAAAGCCAATGGGTTAACGTTTGCTATCTTTATTGGAAAGCGTAATGTCGGTGAAGATGGCCTGGCCGATCCAGTCGGTAGTGATGAGATTCGCATTGCTCCTATCATCCAAGGCAGCAAGCGGCAGGGTACGTTGCAGACCATTGTCGGCGCGGTCCTAATCGTTGTCGCTGCGATCTACACAGGCGGCGTCGGCGCTGCTTTCGCTGCTGGCGGCTATGCTGGCGCGGCGGCTTCCCTTGGCCTCTCAATGGTGATTGGCGGCGTCGTGCAGATGCTTTCGCC